ATGAGTATGTCATCCATACCGTCGTCCTCCCAATCCGGGAAGCTCTATGGCTGGGTCGAAAGAATTGGTAACAAGGTGCCCCATCCTTTTTTGCTCTTTATCTATTTGATTATCGTACTCATGGTGACGACAGCAATTTTGTCGGCCTTTGGCGTCAGTGCGAAAAACCCGACCGATGGTACGCCGGTGGTCGTGAAAAACCTGCTCAGTGTGGAAGTATTACACTGGTTTTTACCCAATGTTATTAAAAACTTTAGCGGTTTTGCTCCACTTGGAGCGATCCTGGCGCTGGTTTTAGGTGCCGGTCTGGCGGAGCGCGTCGGCTTACTGCCAGCGTTGATGGTTAAAATGGCATCGCATGTGAATGCCCGCTACGCCAGTTATATGGTGCTGTTTATTGCTTTTTTTAGCCACATTTCTTCCGATGCGGCGTTAGTGATCATGCCACCGATGGGTGCGCTGATTTTTCTGGCGGTGGGCAGGCATCCAGTTGCAGGTTTACTGGCCGCCATTGCAGGCGTAGGTTGCGGCTTTACGGCTAATTTACTGATTGTCACAACCGACGTGTTGCTGTCGGGGATCAGCACGGAGGCTGCGGCTGCGTTCAATCCGCAAATGCACGTCAGTGTAATTGATAACTGGTATTTTATGGCCAGCTCCGTAGTCGTACTGACGATTGTTGGCGGCCTGATAACCGACAAAATCATTGAGCCACGTTTAGGTCAATGGCAGGGAAACAGCGATGAGAAACTGCAGACATTAACCGAAAGTCAGCGTTTTGGTTTACGCATAGCAGGTGTCGTATCGCTACTTTTTATTGCTGCGATTGCGCTGATGGTGATCCCGGAAAACGGGATATTGCGCGATCCGATTAATCACACCGTGATGCCATCCCCCTTTATTAAAGGTATCGTGCCACTGATCATTCTTTTTTTCTTTGTGGTCTCGCTGGCTTATGGCATCGCTACCCGCACAATTCGACGTCAGGCGGATTTACCGCATTTAATGATTGAACCGATGAAAGAGATGGCGGGATTTATCGTGATGGTTTTTCCCCTCGCCCAGTTTGTCGCCATGTTTAACTGGAGCAACATGGGGAAATTCATCGCCGTGGGGCTGACCGATATACTGGAAAGTTCAGGGCTTAGCGGCATCCCGGCGTTTGTCGGTCTGGCGTTGCTTTCCTCTTTCTTATGCATGTTTATCGCCAGCGGTTCCGCAATCTGGTCGATTCTGGCCCCCATTTTCGTACCGATGTTTATGCTACTTGGCTTTCACCCGGCATTTGCGCAAATCCTCTTTCGTATTGCCGACTCATCCGTATTGCCTTTAGCGCCGGTATCTCCTTTTGTTCCACTGTTTCTTGGATTCCTGCAACGTTACAAACCAGACGCGAAACTGGGTACTTACTATTCGTTAGTTTTGCCCTATCCACTTATCTTTTGAATGGCTGGCTTAACGAAAAAATATTTTGTATTCAACATGTTATGTTTTGTTTTGTTTTTAATTTACCAATTTGGTCGCAATTTGGTACACAAAAAAGAAACGAGGCGTTAGCCTCGTTTCGCGCGGCGATGTTTTCAACATCACCATGCTATCACTGCCGCATCATTAAGCCCATGCGCGGACGCCTGGATCTGGAACAATGAAAGGCTCAAGCTGAGAAATATCAACATCGTCACCAGTTATACGCACGTTGACGTAATAACCTTTTTTCCCAATAAGTACAGGTGTCTCGCTTTCTGGATCGTCGAATACAAGGACAAAACCGATATCATCAATAAACACGGTTGACCAATTGGCATCCAGCAAGCCGCTATTAATCACAATGTCGTTGTATTGCTGTTTGTCAGTAAATTGCAAGCTAACGTCTTTCATGTTAACCACCTTAAACAATTTCGCTTAATTGCGCATCAGTTAATGCCTTATGCCATACTCGAAAATTTCTGATATGACCAAATAAATGACGTTGTCCTGTCGTTGTCTGACCACCGATACGAATAGTTGCGGAGCTTTGAATATAAGTCCAGGTTGTTTTTATTTCGCTGGATATACGTCCGTTACTTATTGCACATGTCAATTGATCTGCTTTTACACGCATCCCCATAACCATTTTTTCCAGCCCGGCATTTTCATTTATTCGTCGGTCTGAACCACTTATATTGCAATACGGAAAACCGTCGTACCCACCTGATGAACCAAACCCCATTTCGATCCCCGCTCCGGTTTGATGACCGCTGATATTAAAAACACGCGGTGCTGCATTTGGCGTTTTATACCAGTTCTTATGTACCTCACAAAGAACCGTAAAAGGAAGATTATAAAGGTTATTCTTGATTGGGACTGTCACCATATCGCTTGCCCGCGTTGCCGGTGCCGTCCCCGTAACAATAAAAGATGATGCGCCTGTACCAGCCTCAATCTGTGGAGTGGTTACATCGAGATAATCCCCTGATGTAACCATCTGCCCTGTATCCGGAGAATACTGGACAAAACCACCAACCGTATTTTCTGTTGTATCTGCTTTTAATGTAGCCTCAAAAAATATCCAGCCAGTTGCATCATCCTTAACAGACCTTGCTGTAACACGGCTTGTCTGACCTGTCTTGCTAATTATGCGGGTGGTAAGGTTCAGGTTTGCTGCTCCTATTGATGTCCTTACCTCCCCATCATAATGTTCAAATAAAATACGAACGGCGATATTATCAACTTCACTTTTTACCCGACAGGATATAGTTACATGCTTTTCGTCCCCTGAAGTATCAACCCCTCCGGCACTCGAATACAGTCCGATAATGGCATGCGCTTTACTTGTACCAACAATCGAATCCTGTACGACAAACCGGCCATAATTAAACCCGAAACTATCTGCGCCTGTTTCTGTAACGTCCAGTGAAGTTGACTTATTCCACTTCGAAGGGTCTGTACTGTTCTGGAAGAAGTTCGTTCTTTGTCCCTCAATAAGCAGGCCATCACACTCAAATCGCGGCTCATTAATTTCCGCCGTTTTCAGTTCGCCAGATTTGTTGATATATGTTGCCGTTGATGCGCGACTGAAATTAACCTGTTTATCACTGGCAACCTGAACCACATTATCGCCAATCTTCACTTTTTTATAACCCGGAGAATAGCCCGTAATCATATCCAGCGAATCATTAAAGGGCATCCACACATCCGGCAGCGGCTGTAAAACATACGCGTAAGGCTGCGCCGTCTGATTGGCGTATTCGTGGGCTTCGTCTCTGTATGTCTTAGCTGAATCGGCTGCGCTTGTCGCTGTTGTTGCAGCGTTGGTTGCAGTGGTAGCTGATTGTGATGCTAATTTTGAGGCTGAAATCACATCTTTGTTGTCGCTAAAAAATTCAACTGCGTCCGCTATTTCTGATTCTTTGCCCTGATAGTAACGCAGTGTTTCGGCGACATCCTGAGCAAGACCATCCACAGAGATCGAATCTGAAAGCAGGATGCTAAATTTAGTTCCAGCCGGAATAGCCGGACTTGCCGCAGGAGTTACCGACAAACTTGTTGCGCTTTTTACCTTTGTGATTGAAAAAATCTGCACCGGATCGCTAATGGCAATAAGAGTGCAACCCACTCTGATCAGAGATAATGCGGCGTTGAATTCAGTCCCTGCCCCGGTAACTGTGTTTCCGCTAACAGCTATAGTGCCTGTTGTGTAAATCATCGCAATAACTCCGTTTTGTTAATTAACTAAACAATTCTACCATTTTGTGATCTGTGTTACACTTTGGGCTTATACATAATGTATTTTTTGATCTATATCAACATACGAAATGATAGCTTCTGCGGTGATTTGCTCATCGGATGGGTGGATCATCACGAACAACAAATGACAGTAAAACAAACAGTAAGGTGAATACAATGAAAAAACTAATTGTTGCTTGCATCTTATCAGCTCTGTCTTTTGGTGCTTTTGCTTCTGTAAATTCGACAGATAAGAGTGATGCTGGCACTGCTCAATATGGTGATACTGGCCTTGATAACCAACGTTCGAGTTATTTCAATACTGACTCATGGAAAGAAAAACAACTACAAGGTAAAATTATTGACAGTGAATGTAATTTACCTATCCATTTTTCTGGTATAAATGATGGGTGTAAAAAATAAAAACAATGCATAAAAAACGGGGCTTATGCCCCGTTTTTTATGCTGTCGTTGATGTTCTAAATGATCCGGTGCCTCTTGCTACTATCATTGTTGGAGAATACAACGCGGTACAATATGCGTATCCTTCAGATGATGATGTTTGAGGACAATATATTTTCCCGATAATATCTGATGCTTTTAAACCAGAAAAAGCGCATTGCACTGTTAATGTGCATCCACCATAAGGCACGTAATATGAAATTGTTTTGTTTTTATCTCCGCAACTAAACGTTACGTTATAAGTGGATCTATATTCACCAGACATTAATGAAATAGTCGCCATAAGCATAACTGATTTCGTCAATGCATTATCCGTGCTGTCTTTATATGTGATGGTTGCGCTATAACTTCCGTTATGCCCAAGCACTCGATCTGGACCAACCCCCATGTTAGCAACGTCACCGACAAATGACTTTGCCTCTACTGTACCTTTAAACTTCCCGCTTGTGGCCTGAATCTCACCAGTGAATTTACCAGATGTTGCGTACACCGTACCGCGTACAGTGACGTTGTTGAACTCCGCATTGCCGTTTTTATTTAGCATCCAGCCAGCCGAACCAGCTTTATAGTTGGTTGACTGAATTTGCTGCGCAATCTTCGCGGTAGTGATTGATGCGTCTCTGATCCACGCATCACGGATGTAGCAAGCACCGTTAGTAACATAGAACGGGGTCTGATAGGAGCCACCTGCCGCAGTCATAAGCACGAAACGGTCAACGAGGAAAATACACTGCGATTGAACGTTAGTCCCGCTACCAGTAAGGCCGAGCGACATTCCTGTAGCGTATTTCATACCGTTTTTATCAGTGGCAATCTTAATTGAATATGACGCATCAACGTTACCTTTGAAGTCAGTCAGTGCTTTTGATGTCGTTTCTATCGCCGTTGTGTTTCCGTTAATAGTTACTTTCAACTGGTCGATTCTGGTTGACAATGCCTCGTCTGCCGTTGCCATAGCCTGTGACCATTCCGTGATGCTTGAGTTTACATCGTCGAAAGATGCCGAGATCTGGCCAAATTTTTCCGCGCTTGATGTTTCATGCGTAGAAAGTGCAGTTGACACTTCGGATACTTTCGAATTAATCGTACTGGTAAGCGATGAGTTAAGGCTGCTGATTGCGTCAGTGCGTGCATTCTTCTCATCTGCGATCGCTTTATCCATCCTGGTTACGTTGCTTGTCACCTTGCTATCGAGCGTGGAAATTGACGCATTAACCCCGCTAATAGCTTCTGCGCGTGCGCTCGCCTCATCTGCGATTGCTTTATCAAGACGGGAAACGCTCGCGTCGGTTTTGCTTTCAAGACTACTGACGCTGGCGTTAACGTTGCTAATAGCTTCTGCGCGTGCGCTCGCCTCATCTGCGATTGCTGTGTCTACCCTTGCTATTTCCGCTTTTGTTTTTGTTTGTCCTTTCCTGTATTTCGCCTCAATAACAGTGCTCATCTTGCTTTGCGCCATTGAGTTATTAATAAGCGCCAGAGATGCGTTTTGCAGACTTGCTTTCGCCTGATCTATCTCGTCGCTGTTTTTATCAACCTCACTTTTAACGCCGCCAAGCGTCGCGCTGATACCTGATATCGCCTGAGCACGTGCGCTTGATTCATCAGCGATAGCTTGATCAAGACGGCTAACACTGGCATTTGTGTTATTTTCAAGCGTTGTTAAATCAGCTTTAACCACTGTTATTGCGTCGCTTCTTGCCTGCGTTTCATCTGATATTGCATTATCGAGGCGCTTAACGCTGGCGTCAGTTTTCTTGTCAAGTGTTGAGATACTTGCGTTCACGTCGCTGATAGCCTGAGTACGCGCACTTGTTTCGTCTGCAATTGCCTGATCAAGACGGTTTACGCTGGCGTCAGTTTTCTTGTCAAGATTGCTTATTGAGGCATTTACACCGTTAATAGCTTCAGCGCGGGCGCTGGCCTCGTCAGCTACTGCGCGTTGCACATTAGAGATCTGACCTTTAAGGTTTGTGTCCATCACATTCATTTCTGCCGTGATGGTTTCCAGTGATTCCGCTGTCGCTTTTTTCTCTTCAGCGATAACGTTGTCAATGCGGTCAATTTCCGCTTTCGTCTCTGTCCTGCCTTTCTTGTACTGAGCGGTAAGAGTTACGCGAGTGTTAGTCTGTGCAAGCGAGTTATTAATAAGAGCAAGTGAGGCGTTTTGCAGACTTGCTTTTGCTTGCGCCAGTTCGCTGCCAACTTTTTCGCTAGACACCTCCAGCGAGTCGATTCTCGACTCATGCTGTCCAATATCATCGGCGTTTTCCTTAACTTTTTTATAAAGATCTTCCGTTTCTTTTTTGAGCGTATCAGTATCAGCTTTTATTGATCCTGTTTCTATGGTTAGGTTGTCAGTTTCAGTCCTTAAATCGTCAGTTATGTTGGTCAGATTATCAGTTGCAGTTTTGAGGTTGTCAGTAGCAGTTTTAAGGTCATTCGTAGCGCTTTCGATAAGATCAGTGCGGTCGCCTAGATCTTTAATGTCACCAACCATTTCTTTAAATTGTTTGGAATTCATTACGTCTTTGGTGACGTAATCGGTAATTTCATCAAAGTTTTCTGTTGGCTTACCTGACGCTTCCACAAAGTCAGACACACCAAAAGCGTTACGCGCGCGCACATAAACGTAATATGTGTGACCTGTATTCATGCCGCCAAACGTCCACTGATGACCACGCCCAGTATATTGTGCTTTAGTGGTTATTGATGCCGGATCAGTGATCTGCGTTTCACCTGAGTAATAAAACTCGTAACTGGTATCAGTGGTGAGCGTTGTTCTGCTGATCGGGTAAACTGTAGCCTGGAATACACCGGGAACCCAATTAACGCCAACTGGGGCCGCTGGTGCGCCAATAACCAGATCGACAATGCTTTCCGCACCCTTCATGCCCGTGTCATTTCTGCCACGAATGCCTAATGAGTAGTTGCCAGCATCAATGCCATAAAAATCATAACTGTAATTCGTGGTTTCGTAGCTTTTAACTACAGCGCCTTCGGCGTTATACACGCGAATCTCAAAGGTCAGGCGACGCGTTGTCGTCTGTGTTTCCCATGTTGCGCGACATTGAACCGTTTCAGATCCAACGTTTAACACCTTCAGATTTTCAATGTTCGGCACGCGGAAGTGATTAAGCGTGTCGTTATTGATCTCGAAGATTGCGCCATTATCGACTACGGCCTGCTTATGTGGATCATGCTGTGCGGCCTCGATGGTGTATACGCTGTTATTTTCTGTTTCTGCTACACTGGTGATTCGACATAAAACGGGTTTTGCTGCGTTGGTTGATACAGCAAAAACAGTGCCGTTACGAATCCACGCCGGGGCGGCTGCAAGGGTGATAATGTTCCCGTTAACTCCGATGATCTGGTGTTTTTTAAATTTACCATCGCTATCAAGTAAGCTGATGGTGTCGCCAGCCGCGATATATTCAGAATCAACCTTGTCGACCGTGATCGCTCTGCCATTGTTCGCCACGATGCGACCGCCTAAACGAGCGCCTGCGCGATTATTATCGAGGATCTCGATTATATCCCCCGGCGTAAAGTGAATGGCGTCACGGGCCATTTTAAATGTGAATTTTGACGGCTCGCGTTTCGCTGTTTCGATCAGCCATTTACCAGCGCGGTGCGCTTGCCCGCGTGAAGTGCAACCGAACGCCTCCAACGTGGTTTCGTTATAACCATCACGGGCGATTAGTTTATCATCTGCGACATATTCTTTTGATTGCTCCCAGCCGTTTTCAGGGTCAGTCCAGGATACGATCACGGCGTTGTAGCATTCTGCGCGTGCGATACTTGAACGAGTAAACGCGCCATCAACGACGTTTGCATTTGTGATGGTGGCGATTGGATCTTGTGGCGCATCAATCATCACGGTAAGACGTTGTCCGTCCCATAACGCGATACCACGGAACATACCTGCGATGTTGTCCAGTAGGTCGCGGGCGCTCATTTGCTCCGTAATGTAAGCGTTAAGCGTCATGCGAGGTTCAAGGCCACCATAGCCATCATCAACCAACTGATCGCAGTATTGAGAAAGCACGTACAAAGCGCCATCATCAACATCAATGTAACCAGCATGTCGAGCAAGTCCAAAGCGCTCGTTTTTAACCAGATACCGGAAAAGCCATGCAGGGTTATTGGTATACGCCTTTTTAAATCCACCAAGCCATAAACCTGAATATGTGCGCGTTTCAGGGTTGTAGTTGTCAGGCACATCAACAATCAGGCCGCGAAGGTGATAGGTGCGGGTAGGCGTATCAGTATACTGATCATGGTCAATTACGGCGCCAGCTACAGCGGTATGAGGATAAGACAGATTATCATCTATTATTTCGCTGTAACTACTCCACCGCGTATCATTCCGCAATAGATCGCCGTTGCTGTCTGGTGTTATGCGACGAACGCGAATATCAAACGGTTTTTCATCCGGCGCTTTAATGATGTGAGCTTCCAGGTATTCACCGCTTTGTTTACCAGGGCCAATGTGTATGTCTTTAATCAGCGACCACGTAGAAGATGATGACGGTTTAACATCAACCATCAACATGACGGATGTATTATATTGATTGCCCTTTTCATCTGACTGAACGAGAGCATCAACACCAAGATTCAACCTGACGCGGGTAACGTTTGGATCTGAAACAGTCCTGATTATTGGTGTGTCGTGAGTTACCTTTGCGTTGACAATAACGGTTGACTCAATGGCGTTAAAACCATTAATCGGCGATTGGTCAGCCGTGCCGTTGCGCCAGGCTATACTAATCCCCGGAATTGATGTATTCCCGTTTGCGTCAGTAACAGGAGTGTCATTAAGCATCACGTCATTCAATGGCGCTTTCTGGTTTACCGGACCGTATATCGGCCCTTCGCTGAGAATATCTAAAACACGATAAAACTGTTTGTGATACAGGTTATCGTTCAATAATGTTGGTGTTTTGGCTTTGCCGCCGCCGCTACTCATGGTTTTTCTCCTGTTAACTTACAACGTCTAAGGCGTCTCTATTGTTGCTTGTGTCTATGCCTAACGATCCGACGTTTGAACCTATTTTCATTTCACCTAATAGTATTGGCACTGGTCTACCCTGGCCCACCTTGTTTTCAATGCTGGTGTAGGTGTTGTTCGTTATGGTGTTATCTTGTGCGCTTTCTGCCGATGTTTTTATCTTCATGTTGCGGGACATAAAGATTGAGAACGCAACGCTAACCACCGAAACACCAATCAGGATCCAGCCTACAACACCAATCCCAGCAATACCGCCTTCAACTACTGGCGCAATAATGACGGTAGTTCCGTCAGGGTATTTACTATTAACCGCTGCCGGGGCCGTCTTTTCGTTATAATCTTTCCCGGCAATCCGTAACCGCAAAGGTGTATTTAAAAAAGCCTTCTTGAATTCCTGATTCTGCGCGGTCAATAAGCGAAGCCCTTGCGCTGGCGTTTCAACGTTTAAACACACTTTGCTGTAATATCTTCGAAGATTGCCCGTAAATCTAAATTTGAGCATTTATCAGATCTCCATATTGAATGCGTTTGTCGAACATAAGCGGGCCGCATTTGCTCGCGGCGGCTTAACAGTCCGGCATTGTCATGATGCAAAACAGTGTTATCGCCCAGGTAAATCATCGCGTGGCATGGGTCAGCGCCTTTGAACGGCTGCCTGATTATTACGTCACCTGGCTGGATGCTTTGCGCATCAACCTGATAAAACCCGTTTCGCGGCAAGTTTTTTAAATACAGGTTTTCACCGCGAAGCCACCAGCCATCAAGGCGCTCGAAGTCCGGTAGATCCACGCCACAAAGGTGATATGCGTCGCGGAAAAGCGCGTAGCAGTCTGTTTTCCCGTGCTCAAATTTTCGGCCTAACAGGTGCGCTACCGGGCGGAATTTTCTAACCCTGCCACCGGAGCATAAAAGCCACGGGAGGCCGGAAATAACCTGTTGTTGTCGATCCAGCGCAGACAATACCGGAATATCATCAACGTGAGAGTGAAAAACGGCGGTTATAACGCCTAATTCGTCAGCTTTGATGTAATCGTCCGGCGAAATTTTGAAGCTGTTGTATGGCGTTTCAGATACGTTAGCGCACGGGTAAAAATATTCGTTATTTATCACCAGGCCGCAAACTTCCTCACGCGGGTGAGCTGCGGCGTAGCGAACCATTTTGTCTTCAAGTGCCATAATTAGCCCACCTTACTTGAACCGGGGAAACAGGAAATTGGTAACGGATTTGGACGCGGGAAACGTAAACGACAACCGCTCAGACGGTGGCTACATCTGTCGGCTTTAGGATCGCTTGTCGGCTCGTCTTTATCGTTTGCTACTGGTCCGCCAGCGTACATACACCCGTCGCCTCTGTATTGCCACTGGCAAACGTCAGCAAGGATGGTGCGCCCAGGGATGACAGCTTTATCTGCATCAATTGGCGTTGACAGTTCATACTGCACCTGATCCGCTGTTTCTTCGCTCATTGCTTCAACGACGTAAAAAGATACAGCCTCAATAGATGGATCTGCGTCTGGATTACCGTTAGGGAAGTTAACGGCGTCAAGATATTTCACCTCCACCTGGCGGCGCGTAACCTTCATTCCTCTAAGGTCGTTAAAATCGTTGTTCATCCCCGTAATGAGTCCGCCGATATTGGCTACAACCATTTGAGGCCGTGAATAAACACCCTCATTTTTCATTTCGAAGCCCGTCGCCTCGATCGGGTAGCTGTTGTAAGCTACTCCCTTCCAGATAACCTGGCCGTAATAGCCGTTCGCGCCGGAATGGAAGCGGATAACCTCGCCTCCCAGGGGAGTAAGGTCCAGTTCAAATAAGTCAATGACCGCGCCAACTCCGGCATCGACGGAATCAATAATCATCTCTCTCGGAATATTGCGCATTTTCTCACCTTGTCATTTTGTGATCTGCGTCACGCTAAATCATACCAAAATGGATTGATCGTGGTTTTTACAATATGTATATTTTACTCAAACGAAGGGGAAGTTAACAAAATGGCGCGGAGGTGCGTTATGACTGAAAAGCTATGGAAGTTGACGGTATTCATGACAGACGGTAGGGAAAAGGTTATCGCCCTGTATGACGACGAGGGGGAAGCATTGGTTGACGCGCTTTTACTTGCTGAGGATGACCGCCTTTTGGGATACCAGATCGAACCTGTCAAATATGATGCTAACAAAAATGAAAAAATACAGTCTTGATGTGTGGTTAAGTGGTAGCAAGGAGTGTTTCGGATTATTTGATAGCGAAGAAGTAGCCCTGGAAGAAGGCAGGATTCTTGAATGTAGTTTAGGCCATCCAGTGAAATATACTGCTAATCCGGTACAGATAGTTGATGAGGTGGAAGATATGAACCCGAAAGATATTAATGTTAACTTCAATGTTAATTTTGCAGACTCTATGGATCAGTCTTGCCCTGGTGAAATACACGCAAAAGGTTTCCCGGCTGACGATCCAGAAGCAAAACGCGAATACGAAAAAGCTGCGAAAGATTTCTGTATCGATAACCTTTCAGCATTCGATAAATAAGGCGGCAACATGGGGCGGCGCAATCACGGTGATTATGTGTACACGTTGAAACAGGCCGCCCGCCTCATCGGTTATCATGAACACGAATTTATTGATTTGCTGATTGAGCGCGGGATACTGTACCAGGTCTGCTTAACGCTGTACCCTAAAGCGAAATACCTACAGGAAAAGTTATTTATCATCATGACGGATGAAAACCAGGTTAATCACTCATTCGTCACTGATAAGGGCGTTAATTATCTGCGTGATAACTTATAGGTGACTGATTATAAAAATAGAAGTTTTGGCGCTAATAATAATGGGGTTGATAGTATTTGGCGTTCATGCTGTAGATCTGGACTGGAAAACGATAGCAGAAAATATAGCATTAATGGAAATAGAATAAAAATAACCCCGCTTCGCGCGGGGTCGTGTTTATACGCCATCAACCAAAAATAAAACCTCCTTCCCTTCCCGGGATCTACACCCAACGTACCCATCACCAACGTCGTGAAGATACCATATATCGCCGTTGTCAGCTTTTACAGTAAGGTCGTTGATCTCATAGTCGTCAAACAATGTAAAAGCGTAAGTTTTGTCAACTACACAAGTCCCGTACATAACAACCCCCATTAGCCAACAACTTGCTCAAACGTTGCGTTTAGCGTGTACAAAGGCCCGTCTTTAGTCATGCTCCATTGCCGACAGACAAAAAGCCTTTGCACGTTATCCATTGACGGCGACCAGTAAAAAGCCTCGACCGCGCCGCGCGCCCTCAAGAATGCTTCCGCCTGGATTGCTACGTTTCCACCATCACCACATCCGGCGCTACTGCCTTTAAACACCAGGGTGTAGCTATCAAGCAATGGATTGATACCTTTTACCTGTCTTTGCTCATAACCATCGCCCAGCTTAACAACAGATACGTCTGGCTTCCTGGTCACGCTGTAGCTTCTTTGCGGCGTCCATCTGAACACTTCCGGCATAAAACCCCCACAAGTTACATTTTGTATATATCTTTACGCGCTTCTACGCGAAAAATAAGATCATTGTCACAATGATTATAGCTAGTTTACAAAATGGCTTCACATAGCACGCAACAAGATGTATATAGAAAGCAAGAAGAAAGTAGTACCAACGAAGGAGGCTCAAAATGAAACGCTATGTAGTAGTAATGCTAAATAACGCATTCGAACAAGTGGAAATAGCAATCGTTAAGGGTTTCGACGACGCATTCAAATACGGTCAATTCATGATGAATGCGAAAGAAGATGAATACCGGGACTTCTTCCTGAAGGCACTTAACTAAGGATGATGGGGTGAGTTATGAAACTGGTAGCGATTGACAGAAATCTGAAAGCACAGAAAAACGCACAGGACCGGATCATCAAGAAAGGTAAGGAATTACTTAAAGCCTTTCTGAGAAAAGAAGTTTACCCCAAAAAGTTACGCGACGGTTACGGATACAAAATGGATATCAATCTTGATTGGAGGCTGTTTAGCGAAGATTTGAAGGTTTGGTTAATTGTTGAGCACCATGCCTATAACAAGTTATGTGGCGTGAAAGGCACTCATAAGTGAGTCGAGATATTCGAAAGGGGATATATCGCGCGGAATGGTCGTTTATAAATACGAAAAATAACCCCGGCATTGCACCGGGGTTTAGTTTATTTGCGGCGAGGTTGCAACATTCCGCCTGGTCTTTGAGATTCCCTTGTTATCATTTTCATGGCTACACGTTCCATTGTTAATTCAAGTCTGCGGCTGTCTTCGTCGCTGAATCCGTTCGTGGTCTGAATGCTGATACTGACAGGCATACTAATACCGCCACCGCCGCCAATATCACGGCCCGGAATAACTCTGCCGTTCTCGCCAGGGATCATATATTGATTGCCGTTAGATGTCTGGAATAGCTCCGGCCTGTTGTGTTCCCCTACGCGGTACATATTACCACCAATGACGCTACCACCATTAAAGCGACCGCCGCCGAAAATTGACGTAGCCAGCGACATGATCGCAGTGAGCGCCGCCGAACCAGCCGCCGCCCAGCTACCGCCAGTTGACGCCGCAGTTGCCGCCGCTGCTGGGGCCGCCGCCGCAGCAATGCTTCCCTGAGCTGCTACCGCGCTTGCTGTTGTACTTGTTTGCGTGGCCTTGCTTTGTGTCTCCATCATGATCTGATCTGCTATCCAGTTTGCAGCTATGTCTGAGAGTCTGTTACCGATATTGCCGAGTATATTGCTTCCTAAGTTAGCAAAAACATCACTCAATGATTGAGTGCCGTTTAACAGGCCAACAAGCGCATTACTCATTCCGCCTTTAAGGCCATTAACACAATCACCGATAAGGCCGTTTGTGTCGCTTTGCGCCTGCCATTGTTCCCATTTCAGATCGCGGATCTGTTGCTCATAGGCTAACAATTCCTGTTTCTGTTGCGCTTCAGTAGCGCCCAGGTCTATAAGCATTTGCTTACGGATGGCCCATTCATTTTGCGCCTGCTGGATGGGGTCAACTTCGCCTTTTAGCTGATCCATCGGGCTTACTATTTGTGACCATTTATCACGCAATTCATCTACCGGAATTTGTGCTAATTCTTCTTTCAGTTCCTTGCCGATCCCTTTTTGCGCGGCGCGGTACTCAAGGAGCGTGATTTTACCCTGGGCAAATGCAGCATCAATGGCCTTGCCGTTCTCCAACGCTTTGCGCATGGCGGCGGCGTCTTTGTTGTACTGATCAGAAACGCTTATACCTTTGTCACCAAGCCGATCAGCTTCCGATTTCTTCTCTTTTTTCTGTTTTTTCGGCTTGTCTACTGGCTTGTCGAATCCGGTAATCGCTCCGTCATTGGCAGCATTCTGTTCATTTTTCCTTGCTTCTTCTGTAGCCTGGATTGCTGCGGTCAGATCATCCTGTAGTTGCATGACCTTGCCAACGGTCTTCCCGTATTTCTTCTCGTAGTTGCTGTTATATTCGTCGGTTTGCTCTCCTACTACCTCCTTCATCCATTTATAGCCATCCATTAGCGCCTTGATTGGCGTCACCATTGCGATGATCTTCTCTGCCACCTCTCCAGCCTTAACAGCCACATCATCAAACATGTCGATAAATTCGCTACCAGCCGTTTTGAGTGTGTCGAAGCAGGTTTTAGCGAATTTAGCGCCATCGCCAAGCCCTTTAACGCCTTTCGTGATCAAGTCGATAGCTGAAACAACGCCATCTGACACGCCAAAAAGATCATCCAACTGCTCAACAAGGCCCATAATTTCTACTTTAAGCTCATTGATAGCCATGCCGGATGTGCGCGGCAACTGAGCAAACTTATCGTTTGTTTCCTGCGTAGCCGCCTGTATTGCGTTAACCATCCTTTCAGCCGTGATCTTGCCGTCCAGCATTTCGGCGCGGAACTGGCCCATTGATAATCCCATATGGCGGGCCATTGTTTGTACGATGGTCGGCGTATTTTCAAGCAGGCTGTTAAATTCTTCGGCACGAAGAACACCGCCGTCGATAGACTGACGGAATTGACGCATTGAGTTAGACATCTGTTCCGCTGACGCGCCGCCTAATGCACCCATTTTCTGAATAGTGCCAACCAGGTTAAGCAATTGCCCTTCCGTAGCGGAGGTGTTTTTTAGTGAGATAGCCAGGCCTTGCCATAATTCGCCAGTATCTTTCAGGCTCTGCCCCGTCTCCCTGGATATTGCTTTCAGGCCGTCGAAAACCCGTCCGGCGGACTCCGCATCGCCCGTAAGCATTTTGATTTTTACGCGAAGCATTTTTGCTTGCTCCGCCATATCCATAAATTGGCGCACAGCCTCCGCAGCAATTAGCAGATGGATAACCCTGGTCAGTGCCTTGATGGATGTTTTCAGGGTGTTTACCTGGCGGTCAGCCTGTTTTGCGCCGCGCTCTATACGATCAAAGGCCTGGTCTGCCTGTCGTTGTGCAACGAGAAGTTGACCAGTTTTCGCATCAACTTCGTAATAAATTGTACCTACACTGGTAGCCATGATTTAACCTCATGCAAAAATGTGATCTGTGTATCTATTTTATACAAAATGGCTTTACTTCAACGACTCCATTTTGTATAAGGAAGCTAAAGGGAATGGTCAGTAAATCAAGTTAGCGTGGTGGGTTATGAAACGGTTAGCAAAAGTGGCAATGATTGCGGCGGTATTGGGTCTGGTTGGTTGCAATGAGGATAATGAAAAAGCGCCTATAGTGACCAATCAAGAGCAACAAGCATTAGCAGAGAAAAATGCTAAATGGCTTGCAGAACAACAAGCAAAACAAGCCGCATACGATGCACAGTTAGAAAAAGAAAATGCTGGTAAACAGTGGCTTGTAGTTGAAAGAAAAGATGATATGCAGGACGCAAAAAACGTATTCCTTTTTGTGAAAGCAGAACAATTCAGCGGAAGTCTTGATGCTTTCCCGACACTGAAGGCACAGGATAAGAATAAACCGGTATTAACAATCGCTTGCCAGGGTAATAAAACAAAAATGTTCGTAGCATGGTCACACCATGTAACTGACGCCGGGGACACTACTTATATTAACTACCGGATCGGCGTTCACAAAGCTGTAGCTACTGAGTGGTGGCGGTCAACTAATTATAAAGCTCTTGGATTATGGGACGGCAAAAAAGCCATCCCAATGATTAAAAAACTGGTTAACGAAAAACAATTCATCATTGAAGTAGTGCCGGAAGCTGGCGACATTGAGAAAGCAGTGTTTAACATTGATGGTCTTTATAACCACATCGACAAAGTGAAAAACGCTTGCAACTGGAATTAAGGGGTAAATCATGAAAAAAATAATCAAAGCGGTTCTCATTGGTGTTATGGCTTTAGCTCTTACAGGGTGCGCAAGATCAACTGATTTCGTTAAGTTAGCTGATAAAAATTTGCAAGTTGGAATGACTTGTGAGCAAGTGAATAAAATAATGGGGGAACCACAAAGAATCGAGCATGACGGTAATTATAGTTATCACGTATGGTATTCAGTAACCAGCACGATAGGATTTACTTACATGGATGTTGAAGAATTATCCCCTTCAAGGGTTATCGCAAAGTTTGATAACTGCATCCTAAAAGAATGGAAAGATCGCAGTAAGGCAAAGTCTGTATACAATACAATCACACACAGTTCACCAGGTACAGCAATTAAAGATTTCAATTAGCAAAACGCCCGGATCTACCGGGCTTTTCTTGCTCACGATTTTTCATTCTTTCTAGTGCCTTTTTAGCGGCCTCCATTTGCTCGTCATAAGCACGTTTATTTATGTGAATGTTTGGCTTGCTTCTCTCGTTTCTTTCGTCTGGCGGCGTTTTAGCGCGTACAACGGCCCTATATCCGGTCATTGTCATATTCCATGCTTCTGATTCTGATAACCCCAGGTGAGCTACGGCAGAATAAACGAATTCCAGCACGTTAAAAGTCGGCTTATATTCCCCTTCCCGGCTCTCTCCGGCGTCTTCTTCTGGCCCGTCACCGATTAAACCGTGGTACATGCAATGTTGTGCCAGCGTGATAACGTCACTGGTCGGCATCAGTCCGGGTTTTAGTCGTAACTTGCCGGAAGAAGTTAACCTACATTCACCCAATAACGGGGCTATTTCGTCGTCTGAGCAACATTTCAGGATGCGCATTGACGTTTGTACTATCTCACCATAACACCGCGCCATAATGCGATTGCGGAGGTCTGGATCTGTAGGCAATCGTGATGGGTATTTGCTGCCGTGGATAAGTGCGAAATATTCGACAAGCTCACTATCGTTGCCGATTTTAGCCATCGCAGCAAAGCAAGGATTAAACTCATAGCGCTTACCGTTCACCACAGCCGCAAATTGTCCTGTACGAACATGGATCATAGTATTCACCTTAAAAGAAAAGGGGCCAAATGGCCCCGATTGTTAATATTGGCTGTTATGCTGGCGGAACGTCGCCTACCGTTACCTTGCCAGCGCTTTCGCACTCAATGGACCAGGTGGAAACATTATCGTGTGGATCTTCTTCTTTAAAGGAAGTGCAAAGGAATGGGCCTTCAGTTACGTCTACAGGAGAAACGATCTTCAGCCATACATAAGGTTGTGATCCGGTGGTTTCACCTGGCGTAATTACGTGGCGTTTCAGCGCTTTCTGATTATGGATTTCTTCAGTGCGGGACACACCGTCGCCGGAGAAAGAAACGGATTTGTAAGTAACCATTGATTCTTTCGTGTAATCGGCTGATTTATCGGCGGTGGCGTCAGCGGTTTCCCATTCAACGGAAAGTGTTTTACCACGCATCATGCCTAACGCTTTGTACGCTCCAGTTTCCGGCTTCGCATTTGGACAAGCGATAGCGAAGAATACAGCAACGTCACGGCCTGTAAACGTGCCTTTTTCGCAAGTCTGAGACATGTTAATTTACCTCTTATCTTGATATGATGGTTTGAAAAGCTACGGTAAAAATAAAGCGCCCTTCTCTTGTCTGCATTGCAGGGATAGCGCCAACTGGCTTCATGTGTGTAATTTTATCAGTTTTATATTCTGTTAACATACTTTGACGGATGGCATCGGCAAGGTCTTCCACTTCACTGATATTTGTATCATTACGCGCTGAAATAACCAGAATGCGGAAATAATCACGGGTTATTGCTTCTTCACCAGCCGCGCCGCCGTTTTGCTGGATTACGATGTATCTGTCATTATTCGAATTGCTCCGCTCATTCCAGAAACGGGCCTGCAAAATATAGCCCTCATCGTATCCGTGGGATTGAATCCAATCCCTTATTTCGTCGTATACTTCGCTGCGCTTCATGTTTTGTAACCTTCTACAATCTCTTTATAAATATCGTCGGCGTTGTTTGGATCTTCGAATGCCTTGCGCAAGAATTCCGGCTCCGCGTTTGGGTCCCAATATTTACCTTTGCCAGTACCGCCGCCGAACTCAATTACCTGTTTCGGCCCGAAATCTGAAAGGTTATTTGTTTTCCCGAAATGTTCACGCGGCTGGCCTTTTAATGTGCCTGGCATATTGTGCACCCATTCAGCGTAACGGGCTGTATATCCCAGCCGTAACTGCATACCCTCCGCCGTGTTACCTATATATTGAAATTGGCTGTTAATTAAAAAACCCGTATCAACTGGTGTCATGTTTGCCGCGAAGCCACCAGCCAGCATACCGACGCGCCATAAAACTTCGTGCGTCTTTTTATCGGTGATTTCCTTTAGTTCCTGCTTTAATCTCTCACGGACGCGTTTAACCCCCTTGATAGGCATGATTAACCCCCTGTCACGATCTTATAATCCGGCGTGTCGTTAAACATGCTCATATCCCATTCAACGATCCCGGTAATAACGTTGGCCCCAGCCACCAGCGGGTCGGAAATATTAGTGGTGTCGCCAGTGGCAATCATCCAGCCGTTTTTCGGGCGCTGCACTGGCTGCATATTATGAAGCAGTTCGGTAAATACGGTTATTGTATTGCTAACCTCATTACCGTTTGTGTCTGTTGCAGTGCCGTCGGTGCGCTCCCATGCGCAGTTAATCAGGTATGGTGCGCCGTATACGTCGGCGTTTGTCCAGTCGTCATGCGTTACGGGGTAGATGGTGGCTAATGCCTTGTAACTGAATCGCGCAATCTTACTCATAGCCGTAACTCCAGCTAATGACCTTTGGATGAGTTTTCGCCACGCGCGGGCAAAGAATTACCCATAAGCCAGCATCATTGAGGTAGGCCGCCACCTGGCGTCCGCTATCCGTTTTAACCCACACGCGGGTAAATGGTTTCGGCAATACTGGATTTGGTAATGTCAGGTCGTTCCACATTGTCACATCCTCCTGCTCTTACCAATCCACAGCCCGGCGTGCGCGGTGTTTTCTGGATCTGGTGGAATTAGTTCGGCTGTACAATGGTGTTTGTCCAGTGAGTAAAGCAACGAATAGGCCGCCTTCCATCGCTTATTAAAATCGACATAGCGGTAAGACTGGCTTGCACCGTTCGGACCAGTCTGCGAGGAAACGTATTTATCAGCCTGGCTGAGTCCTAACAGGCCAATGAGATAAAGCTGAATCAATGTTGCAGTGGAGGACGGATAATTGGCATCAAGGCATTCATTAACGCTATTTGCCTGCTCCACCAGCAAAGATAAAACCACGTCTGGTATTTCAATCCCCTGGCTTTCGAGATATTCCCGCGCCTGTTGTGTGGTAACCATTTTGTTTTCTCCACATACAAAAAAAATCCCCGGCATTGCGCCGGGGAGCTACAGAAACATATCAATCAGGTATTGCTGCCGTAGACCACTCCTGAACGACCTTCCATGTCACGGGTGATTTGCAGACCCTCAGCGGACATGATGCGGAAGTTGTAGTTATCAGTCGGCATCATGCGCGGTAACGGTACAACACCAGTAGTCATACCAACCAGCGGGGTAATTACGCTACGGCTGCGCTGATAAGCAATGAACTCGTTGCCGGACAATGCATAGCTCTGGCGAATCTCACCAACCGGAGCGAACGGCATAATGACGCTCAGCACGCTACCGACTACAGCACCATTAACGATGTGTGGGCGTGCCAGGTTAGCCATGATTTCTGGCGATACCCACATTACATCGTATTTAGCTACGAAGTTGGCGCGGGCCAGTTTCCCGAACTCACCAGTGGTAAAGAATTCAATAATCTTATCGAAAGCCGCAGTGGTAAGGTCGATTTTAGCGACAGTTTTCAGTTTAAGTTGCTGGGTGTTTTTGTGGTTTTTAATACCCATTGCTTTATGATCATCAACCACGATGCGATCGTTACCATTCAGGTAGAACTGGACGCGTGCTTTGTTGAATTTTTTCAGTTTAAGGCGCTGGCTGTCTAATGCAAGGTCGATACCTACAGTATTTAAGCCCTGAGCGAGACGCCAGTTAACACCGTAACCAGCCGCGAACATCGGGATCGGGTCGCCATCGCTATCGTATTCGGTGTGATCAAAGCCGTGTGGCGCTTGACCATCCATAGACATCACAACTTCATCATTGATGTCACCGGATACGTTGTACATTTTCAGCGTTTTACCGACTGGCAGTACGGTTTGCACACCCATCAGGTCGTTTACGATCTCAATACCGATTTCTTCGGTGTTCAGTTCGATAATCTGGTTATCGATTTCTTTCCAGAATTCTTTTGCGAAGCCGCCGACGGCGTTACAGGTCAACATTTCAGCGGTCATATTTGCCTGATTTGCAGCAATCATGGCGTTGTGCTGCTCGTTGAAGATATTGCGTTGCGCCCACAGTTCTTTCCAATGGCCCTGCATACGGGCGTTGGTGGCAAGGTTTTCTTTTGTAAAGTACATGTTTTTCCCCTTTTAAATTAAGCAACGCGAACGCGGATAAAATCTTCCGCCTCCAGGGTTACGTCTTCCTGGCAGTATGCGATGATCGGATCTGGCGCTGCCTGTTCACTTGGCGCAACAAACAGTTTCACCCCGTCGGCTGCGAGAGCAATAGCTGCACCCTTAACATAAGCGGCTGCAGGAACAAGGAGAGCAAACTCTCGGCCCTGTTCCACATAATCAGCAACAACAGTTTCATTTGCAGCGATTGCATCAGTAATGGTTTTGCCTTCGTGGAATGCCGGGTTGACGATGTACAACTGAGCTGCACCGACATCAGCACTGGTTGCTTTTGCAAACTTACCTCCGTCCAGTTTTACCAGTTCACCTGGTTTTACTGCGACCTTAGCAGTGTAGGTTTCGGTAATGGATTTACCATCAATATTTACACGACGAAAACGAGACATTGTATTCCCTCCAGTTAGAAATAAGTGTTAAAGTCAGGGACTTCGCCTTTTTTGTCTTCACTTGCTGTGTTGGCGGCTAGCGGAGTTGCTTTACCCAGGGATTTAAACATTGCCTCTAATGCTTCACCGCTTAATGCGTTAGCAACAATTTCGCCGTGAACTTTTGCTACTGCGGCGCGTTTTTCTGCTACTTCTTTATTTGCGTTTGCTGCAATTTCTTCTTTAATTGCTTTCTGGTTGGTCTGTAATTCTTCTTGGTTGGTCTGCAATTCTTCTACGCTTGCCTGTACTGGTTTTAATGCCTCTGCTACTGCATTAGCGATATTGGCGGCTAAGCCTTCGTTAATTTCTTTTACCAGTTCGGCGCGTTCTTCTTTTGTCAAAGGCATGGGATCGTCCTCCGATTTATTGGCCTTAATTTTTTCATTCAGGGAGAAAAGATTAGACAGGTGTTCAGCGAACTGAGCGAACCATGATTTACTTTCCTCATTGGTTGCAAGTTCGCCATTATTGAGAATAATTTTATCAGCCTGTTTTTCATATGCGCAAACTTGAGCACTTTCGGTATTAGTGGCAATCGTCACTTCTTTATCAGTGAAGTCCACAACATACACGTAATCGGCATCAGGAAATAATTCACGCGCCGCGTCGGTTAATTGTTTCTCAAGCGTACGGTAACTGTTTTCTTTCATTGCCACCGCCATTAACGGTTTCGCCTGGTCAGTATTAACCATCAACCCTACACCCTGTTCAGGTGATGCGGCTGGCGGCTCATGCAGCAAAATAGCGTCATGGTCGATCGACATAATTTTTACTACATGGTCAGCGCCCTGGGCTTTCATCTCTTCAGTAGCTGGCATACGCTGACGATATACAGCGACGGACGACCAGATAGGATCTTTGCTTTCTCCTTTCTCCAGTGCTTCCAGTCGGGTTAATAATTCGCGCCCCTGTTCTGAATGGCTGGCTGTTTCAATATCCACCCATTTTTCCACATAAACACGATTGCCGCGTAATTCAACGTTTCTGTTCCACGCTCCACAAAACCCGGTGTTCAATCCTTCCGGGCTAAATGCGGAAACAAATTTACCGTCAACGGTAGGATGGCCTAACGGTGCAAGCGTCCCCTCCAGTGACTGGTAATTAGCGATAATTTCAGCTTCTGGGTAATACTCACGATTCATAACGATATTGAATGGCAGCGTATATGATGGCACAACAATGTGCTCGCGTCCGTTATAAGTTTCCCGGCGTATGGTATTAGCGGTTAATTTGGTATTAACCTGAATCAATTCTTTACTCACGGTTTTTACTCCCAATCTTCGCCATATTTAGCGTGCGCAACTTTATAGTTTTCTTGCGCCCGATCTAATATTCTTCCGTTTAATATGTTACCGTCTTCGTCAACTAATACGGTAATCGTGCTACATTTGCAGTTAATAGAATTTGGGGATCTGCTCCACCATTCGCGCTGCTCATCTATGGTGTATGTTTTTCCGTGCCGCTGCGCGTGCGATAGCCTGGTGGTCGGTGATAACGCCGAAATGTGCATTTGCATAGTGCGCAGATTAAATTCTTCTGTCGCAGCTTCTGCCTCATCCATACGCGCTGTGCGTAACGCTGTGCATATTTCAGTTCGGGCAATACGTTTACACCTGAATAGCGGTAATTGCGTCTCCTGATTCAATGTGCGCGCTATTTCCAGTGGGTTTAAACCACGGGCCATGCCTTCAGTTAGTCGGCGGGCCATATCCTTTTTGATCTGTGCTGTCAGCCCGCGCATTTCCTCAAATACACGGGTACGGACCAGGGCAAGGCGCGTGCGGTAGGTTGTGCTTGATAGTACGGCAGATACATCGGGATAAACGCTTGAGTACGTGACAGACTGGTTAGCAAGGTTGGCGTATTCCTGTGCCGTGCCTCGCTGATACGCGACCTTCACGTATTCCTGCCAGAACCAAAAACTTTCCGGGTCGGTTAGCTCGAATATCTCATCAATCATGTCGCTGGCGTCCTCCAGCATGTCGTGAAATTCATCCATGTAAATCTGAAAGGTGTATTTCTTATTAACAGCCAGGCTATATTGGATTCTGTCCAATATGGCGATATATGGATCGGCTACTTTTTTCAGGCAGGATTTGAAACGCTTAATAGCACCAGACCTTAACTTCCCTGTCATGGTCGGGTCTTCGGTGTTAGATGGCATTATCGCGGCTGGAGGTATTCGCCTGATTATCTTCTTCACATTCATCATCGTTTTCCTCTTCCAGTTCTACCTCACTAGCCGGGCCATCGTATCCGGCAGCTTCGCGGATCTCGTCACCGCTGAATATTTCCTCACCAGTAGCGAGACATGCCTGATTGATTTGTGCCATTTTGTATGCCGCGTCGAGTAGCTCTGCTTTTGTCATGGCGTTAAGGTCGTCCCACAGTACAGATACGTCTACTGGCATACTGATAAGGCGGAGATCTGCCATCTTGCGGAATAGCTCCTCAAGCTCACCTCCTATTTCCTCACGGCGGGTCATGCAGCGGTTATTGAAGTAGCGGAGGTCTTCGGTTGATGCGCGCTCGCCCTGCTGATTCCCAACCAGGATACGCGTTGGAATATCGATACCAGCGGCTGCGGTTTGCAGGTTGACGTCATAGGTAGCGGAAGGATCTGCTACGGCAGTAACCAGCGGGCTAACGGTAGCTCCCTGTAATGCCATCATCACATCATTACCTTTATTTATATCCTCTGCCGCTTCATTGAATTTTTCGCGTAGCTCTGTAACGTCGCAACCGTATGTTGCAGCCAGAGAACGGAAATCAATTTCTTTATCGAACGAGATAGCCAGTTGACGTGCTGCGTTTTTCAGGAATGATTCACCGCTGCCGCCTTCCACTTTCTCCAGTGAAACGAATGCGTTATAGGACGGTTCAAGGAAAGCGATGGCATCATCAGAATAATCACCGAAGATAAATATGCGATCTGGATGTATCTTTCTTGCTATGGTCTTACTGTTAATGCGCTCCTTGTATTCCCACCATGTAGGCAGGCCATAGTTTTCTTTATCCGGGTTTTCTTCGAAGTCCTTCGGTGTAAGAGCACCAGCCCATACGGGGGTAAATTTGGCAATGCCTACGCCTTTTGTTACTGGCTGATCCCACGGCTTGTTATCCCTGACGTGAATTAACAGTCCAGCATAACGACCGATGAGGCGGCGGCGATCGCATTCAGCAATTACGCGCCAGAATCTATTGTCGAATCGTTTTTTGATTTCTCTTTCCCACGAAGTTTCCTTTTCCGCTTTCTCGTCTTCCGTACCTTCAATCAGCGTTGGCCTGGTGCGCCAGCACGTAGTAATGATCTTCTCAATAGCACCGTGAGCGATACCACCGCGACGATACAGTTTGTATAAATCGGCATAGGTGATTTCTTCTTTGAATCCGTATTCACTCCACGCAGCATCACGTTTTGCATCAATACCCATTGAGAATGGGTTAGCGGCTGCATAGCGGGCAAAGGCCGCCTGGCGTTGTGACAAGGCAGCATTAACCGCCAATTCTAAATTGGATGGCATAATGTTTACTCCTGAATACATGTTTACGCGTTGCTACGCGAAAAATATAAAAACTTGCGGGGGATTGTGAGGCAGATTTTATGTAGCCAATTGAGAATTATTCTTGTTCATCTTCGGAAATTTTTCGAAGTTGATAATAATCAATAACTTAAAATCCGCGCAGGCGCTTAGGTAACATAAGGCCCATCGCCTGTGGTTGGCTTAATTCGGTGATACCCCATACCATAGCGTCCATACGGTCAGGGGATTTTTTAGCGGTGGCTGGCACGTATTCCATCATTTGATTTTCCAGCGTGTACAACTCACCAGTGTGGGCCACCCTTCCCTGTGCATATAGCGCAGATATTGGTTCGGCACGGGCGAATTTACCTTTGCTTGCGTGTACCTTAACAATGCGGCCTTTGAATCCGGCATTACGTAGTGTGGCCTCTGCCATATCACCACCCTGGTTGGTTTCGATAACCATCGCGTCAGCTTCATGGATGTTGTAGGCGTTCATTGCTGCTTGCGCCCAGTCGTTAGGTGACATGCGGCCTGAGTAGTCACCGTCTACAGAATACTGAGCGTACTTGCCGCCACCATAAGCGGAACATGCCACGATCCCGGTTTCGTCCGACTCATCAGATGATGTTGTTGCCGGGTCGATGGCTATCACCGTGCGAATTTTCTCCTGCGTTATCTGCATCCTGTGCGCGGCGGTTATCATCGCTTCAGTCCACAATGCGCCCTCTTGATCGAACTTGCGCGGACACTGCATATATTGAGCTTCGAATGTTCGGCGATGTGATTTAAGAGTTGATTCATCTTTATCACTATGCTTATGCAACCATAGCCAGCCATCCGGCAGGTTGTGAGGAACAGGAATAGCGAATTTGTTTTCCGGGTACAGATCCCAATAGTCAAGACTGTTGTCGATCTTCACTGGCAGGCAAAGGTGATGCCATTTCTCACCACTACCGCCACGTAACAGGTAGCCGGATAAATCATCGTAGTGGATACGCTGCATGATGACGATCACTGGCGTTGTTTGCACAGCCAGGCGCGAAGAAAGCGTGTCGTTGTAATTGGTATTAACCTGCTTTCGCACCACATCAGAATAAGCGTCAGCTGGTTTCAGGGGGTCATCAATAATCATTGCGCCGTTAAACCCAGGTTCCATGTACCCGGCGCGGAACCCTGTCACCTGTCCAAGCGATGACGTCGCATACACGCCGCCACCCTGAGTGGTCCACCACAGGTTTTTCGCGTTCGAATCGTTGCGCATTTGCATAGGCCACAATTCCTGATATTGCGGCATCGTGATTATGTTTCTTGTCTCTGAGGAATTAAGCAAGGCGAGTCCGTGTGAATACGATACATGCAGGAATCTGGTGCGGGGTTCTATTGCGAGGCAGCGGGCCATCATGTGAATTGTGGCAATCATTGTTTTGCCATAGCCCGGTGGGATGTTGATTATCAACCTGGTGATTTCACCATTAATAACTCGTTGTAGCGTATCGGCAATTATTCTGTGATGACGCCCAACCAAAAAGTCATTGCCAACCTGTTGCTTATAAAAGTAGGAACTAAAAAACAAAGGTGCTGATATGTCTTTGGGAGCACAACCTTTAACACACAACCACCTTAGAACCTCTCTGTCAATCTTTGTCGTCGCAGTCTCCATGAGTATTGTACTCCTTATTCAGGTTATCGATTATCTCAAGGACAGTAGTCTGATTTACTTCTACCTGGACGGGTGCTTCTTCCTTGTTACCGACGATCTCCTGTGTGACGCGTTCGCCGTATTTGCGCGGCTGGAGTTTTGCCAGTAGCCACTTGCGTGTCTCAATCATCAGTTGATGGCGGCGCAATTGGTCCTTATCTGCGTTCTCTGCGGCATCAGCCAGATCGATGATTTCATCAGCCAACACCTCGAAGCCGATCTCCTTCGCGCGCGCGTACATGATCGAGAATTCCGGTACATCCCTAAACCATTTCAGAATTGTGGAACGGGTAGGCATACCAGGCATTTTAGATATTTTGTTAATGCTCTGACCGTCCGCCACCAGTTCGCAGATCTCTAACGCTTTTTCTTCTGTATAACCATGCGGACGGCCCACCCTTTTTGCGGCTGGCTTTTTATCGTCAGCATTTGCCTTTTTAGTGCGGGCCATAATTCACCTCTCAATATTTATTGATGATATATACGCAAGCTACAAAACTTGCGCAGTATGTTAAAACTTCCAACCAGTCGAACAGCTCTTTCATTGTTTACCTTTATGCGAAGAAAACGATAACGACTAACAACGTGCATATAGCCATAATTAAGAAGTCACTGTCAGACATTGATAATCACCCCAATAATAACTAATGCAACGGTACACACGATCAACATAATATCAATAGCGTTCATGCTTTCACCTATTGAGCAAGCGCGGTCATAGTGAGAACAATCGCAACGATCAGGAAAAAGAAATCAAGCCATTTCATTTTTTAAACTCCCGATAAACATCTACGGCAATAACTGTAATAACAGCCACCAGCAATAGCATTTCGTATGCGTTCATTGACACTACCTATAACCAGACCAATGATGATAATTACGGCTACTACGCAAAACATCATCCCGCACATAATCGCCAGTAATTCGAATATATCCATGCCGTCACCTATACAACATTCTTCCACCAGAAACAGATAATGACGGCGACCAACGACCACCAGATGAGATCGTAAATATTCATGGTGAATACCTTCAGCTTTCAATGAGTATCATGATCGCCAGCCATACAGCGACGCAGACAGAAAGGATAATTAGCGGGTCAATCATATTTTTCACCCCACCAAATACTTGATATATACGTTTATCAGCGCAACTATAATAGAACCCACAAGAAACACAGAAACGCCGATTAATCCGGCGATGATGTAAGCATCCATAATATCAATGTCCGTATATCAAGATCACAGCGGCAGCTATGCCAACAAATACGCCTAACAGAAAAGTAAACATAATTACCCTCTCTTAAAGCTCATAACGCGCGGTACAAGCGCCTCTTTTGCTTTCGGCTTACGTTTGCCTTTCTTAGCTGGTTTTTTCTCTTCTTTCGGCTCCTCTGCCTGTTCTGCTGCATCAGTCGCCTGCTCTGCCTTTTCTAACGCCTGCTCAACGACTTCAGCCGCCTGCATCGCTGTGATCTGTGCTTCGTTTGATTCAGCCAGGATTGGGAAGAATGCGTCAAAGATACGTCCAACCATGTAAGCGTAAGTCTCATTCGCAGGATGAGTAGGATCAGTGGTCGCCACGACGCCTACATCACTTAAAACGTGGAATGTAGTGTGAGCGCATTCATGGACCAGCGTTCCAGTCTCATTGTTGAATACTGCGATCACGTAGAAATTACCGCCGGTCTCACCAGTACAGGTTAACGTCAGACCGCCAGCTAGTTCGAAATCAGGTTCGATTGGTATTCCGGCCTTTTCGCAAAATTCATAGAACATCTCGCGGGTCGGGCAAAAGAAAACGGTTGTATGCTCAAAGAGCGGGACTTTGAATTGAGGCAACTTAATGCCTTTAGCCTTAGCCATCAGAATAATCTCCTGTCTGGTTTGCTTTTACTTCCTGTTTATATAGCGGCAGAAATGACATAAAACACTGAGAACGGCGCTTCATCAGTACCGTTTCCAGAATTTTATAAAATTGGTGAATGGCGCTTTCTTCTACCCAGGTAGCGCCTGACCTGTTAATGGGACTGTTGATCCGGTATTACGTGTTTTTGACTATTCCGCCGTCGCTCGCGGGAAGGATTGGCCCGGTTATGGCTGGCTGGCGGAAACGGCGACACGTCCGCGCGCTGTTATTCTTTGCGTATGCACTGCGTTTTGATGTAGTCCTGTAATCCGGTGATCTTCGCGTCTTTCTCTTTTAGTTGTTCTCTGAGGGATAGATAATTTGATTGAGCACTGGCAGTAAGTCTACAGGTGGCTCCATTAATGCTGCTGGCGGTTCCGGTGGCGTCGTGCACGTACACTGGCTCGGCGTTGACGTGCAACCTGATAGCACCGCTATCAATGCCAGCGCGAAGATCGGCAATGTCAGATCTGATAGCTTTAATCTCATCGTGATACCTCTTATCAAGTTTTGACAGTTCGGCGTTTCGCTCCTTCATCTGCTGGATAGTGTTACTTGCTGTTTTTAGTGCGCCTTTCGTCACCGTGACTTCTTCCTGTAACCTTGCCGCCTCACCCTGGTAATAACACGTTACGGCGGTAAGCCCGGCAATAATGCAAACAACAACGGCGATGATTAACGTCTTCACCTTGTCCATGTTTCACCCCATTCGCAAACGGCATATTCAACATCACGGCGGTTAATTAACCCTTGCCACTGCTTACCACCAGCATATATCCAGCGTTTAAGCTGTGCGCACGCCTCCGATTTCTTGCCGTCATTGAGTAGCTTCAATAATGTTGATGTTTTGAAGTTGGTAGCGCCTACGTTATAGGCGAATGAATAAAGCGCCGCGCGGGTAAAATCTGATATTTCGACTTTAATATATGGGTCAATCGCTTTTGCGGTTTTGTGGAGATCTTTGTTTAACAAAGCATCGCATTCTGATTGCGTGTAAGTTTTACCCAGCATAATGTCTTTTCCGGTGTGACCATAACATACAGTCCATACACCGATAGCATCACGATACGGATCGTACTCCACGCCTTCTAATGGTTTAACCATCACAGCCGCAATAGCGATCGCCCCACCAGCCGCCGCAGCAATAATCTTGTTTTTCAGCGATTGGCTAATCATTTACTTATTCCCCATTCGCGCGTCGTGTTCCTCTTGCGCTCGCTTGTTCTCCTGTGATTTGAAGTAATAGTTAACGGCAAATGTGCCTACGGTTGATAAGATACCCACAAAGACGGCAATGTCATTGATGGTTATCGCGCCGAAAAAAGCAGTTACGGCCCCAGTCACATACGCGCACGCCTCCCGTATTTTGTCGAACATAGATTTTCCTCCAACAAAGCAAAAACCCGGCGCGGGGCCGGGTAATTACAATTTCGCATTGTTAGGAAATATTTTAATCTGTTTGTTTACGCCCTACAAATACGGCTTACGGCTTTCTATATATCAGGCCGTTATCAAGCAACATTTGCATATGCCGCCGATCCATGTCGCTTGATTCCCAATGTGGATCGTCATCAGGTCTTATCATCACCTTATTACCTTTAAGTAAATAGACGATGTTAAATACCTTATGCAAATAGATACCATCTTCGATCTCGTTCATAGGTCGCTAACCCTCACCAGTTCACCAGCATCAAGAAATATTTTAATTGTTTCTCGCGTCGTCTTAATGATTGGCGCTACCCACTCACCACCGCCAACGCGGATGCGAATATCATCACCTTCTACGCGGTAAAACAGCCCGTCTACTACTGTTGCGTACACCCCATCTTCAATCATTTCTTGCGCTCCTTAATAGCTCGATTGATCTGCCCTGCCGTAGCGTCGAAGAAAGCGATAAACACAGTCACAGGCCAAAAAGGAATCTCAAGGCCGCCAGGTTCAGCTCCGCTAAACTTAATAAAACAAGACATCAGGATAGCGCCAGCGATATAAAGCAAAACAATCACAGCTATAAGGCATTCAATCATCATCGCCCTCGTCTTCATGTTCAGCCAGGAAATCATCAACGGCACGGTAAGTAACTGGAGGGATGTATTCGAAATCATCAGAATCAAGATCAAGCGTCCTGCTGTCGCCGTCGTCGTCCATCGTATTCATCCCTAACTCACCGAAAGGGCCGTACCCAATGTGGCCCAGGTATTCGCAACCAATCGTAAACCAAGGGTATTCGCCTTTACACCGGATCTTGTAAGGTTTATTTGATGCGCTCAATTTCCACCCCTCCGTTTTCGCCTTCAGTCACTTTGTATTCTGCCGCCAGTTCAGCGCCAAGCAATTCCACTTCCATATTAGCGATACCCTGGAACATCAGATAGGCAAAAACTAGGCTTTTAATTCTATCCGGGTCTTCAAGATGGTCTGCATTAAAAGGCGGTTCCGATACGTGGAAGCATTTAACATGCGCATCGTCTTCAGTGGCTACACGGAAACATGCACTAGGTTGCCCGGCAAATTGTCCTAATCTTTCTTCGTTCGGTAAAGTGCCACGGAAAACTTTAACGCTGATAAATTTAGACATTGTCTATTCTCCTTCGTAAAAAATAGCTACCAGTTCAGGATTGTTTAATGGGTTAGGGCAAGAATAAAAACCACTTCGCAATAACCCCCTAAGCGCCTTTATTTTTCTGTGCACCGGGATTGACTCGCTTAAATAGAAATCATCTTTCCTTTTGTCATAAGGTAGCTCGTAAAACCTACCATAATTTACGAATTGAACGACGCGGCAAAACTCACCGTCAGCCTTACTGTTGCCGCGCCATATTTTGATTATTTCCATAAATTAAAACTCCGCACCAGGTAAGCTACGCGCTTCGTTAATATCGTCCTTTTCAATCCATTTCTTAGCGTGCATATCCATTACGGATATAGCGGCAACTGGCGCATAATTATTTACTGAGTGGATGTGAAAAAGTTGATTTCTGGTAAAAATCATATCGTCATCGGTTATATATAACCAGTCGCCGCGTTTGCCAACAACAATGTGAGATCTGCCTAAGCTGTCTTTAAATTCATAATTACAGAAAACATCATCGTTAGGAACTTCAACAAAACAGCAAGCAATAAATTTAGCGCTTTTCATGATTACACCCTTCTGATTTGATGGGGCCATCCGGCCCCGTGTTTTATGCTTCTTCGTCTCCTTTAAACCCTAAGCACTCCGCGTACTCGTCAATGCTTAATGCTTCTTCACCTTGTGCCAGTAATTCAAAGTATCTTGCGTACAGTTCGAAAACCCAGGTCGGATATTTAGCGTTAGCGTTCATGGTTTCCCCCTTATGCCATACGTGCGAATTCAAGTGATTTGCATTCGTAGTCTTCCTCTGTCTGTTCGATGACTGCCATCATCATTTCGTTTGCGTTGTTGAATGCGTTGCTTTGTGCGAACTTGTCGGCTCCACCTTCTTCTTCGAACTCCGCGTTGTTTGCTGCAATGTAGTGATATTCGATGTTGTTCAGGTAAGGGCTTGCAGCGTGTGCTGGGTCTTCTTTCTCCACCATCTCCCAAAATGCGTTTAAGCGAGATTCGACTTCTTTGTTAATCCAGCGTTTCATTTTTCTACCCTCCGCATCGTTCTCTCTTCAGCTTCTTTATAACAAAATGGCACTGCCGAAACAATGCCATTTCGTAAACCTTGTAATACAGATCACATTTACGTTTCTTCCGTAAAAGTAACCTTCATCGCCCCATCCAAACTACGGACAACATAACGACCAATACCGCCTAGCGGCCCTGCATACCATAAGTGACCGTAAGTGTCAGTCACGACGATAAACGGAAATTTAGGAGACAATCCCATCGGTTTTTCAGCCGTGTACTGTGCTCCTTCCTCAAAACAACCTAATCTCGATTCGTTACACGTTAAAATCATTTTATGCACCTACATACGAAAACGCAGCAAAAGCACCACCACAAGCCCGCGCATAAACAAGCGCAGTTCCACATCCCATCTTATAAAATCGCCATAACTGGCCCTGGTCGTCAGTAATGGCGTGAATATATTCCTGATCCTTTGCGTCAACCAATGCCGCTCCGACTTCGTAGATCTTGCCATTCTTAAAAAACGCGCTGCATCGTGAGTATGTGCACTGGTATCTCTGATTCTGTCTCATAACACTACCTCACCACTTAACAAAACGCGCGATCGGTTCCGTACTGAACTGGCTGGCAACGTGTCCACGCGCGTAACAATCCCAATAGCGCCACGCGTCTCCGTGGTCGTCTTTAATGTATTGGGTGTTAAGTTCATCACCAGTCAGGTGAGCTACGGTATATATTCCGCCAACCTCAAAGCATGATGATTTTGATTCAGTGCATCTAACATACATGATATTCATTCCTTATTTGCATTTATAAATAGCGCAACTGGCACACCATTACCGCCAACGCCATCAACGAATCCGCTACCATTGAGATCGTTATAAAAAAACCACGGATCGCCATCTTCATCATAAATGTACTGAATATCGTTAGTTCTGCTTATTAGCGTTTCTATGTCGTAAATCTCATCAACCACAAAAAGATTAGGGAAACGAGACTTTATACATTTTACAAACATCAGAAAACCCCTTTATAATCGACCGTGTATTTTGCCACCAATTTCCATTCACAATATTTTTCCATGTCGCGCGGTTGCCAGCCTTTCATACCAACAGCACTTCGCGCAGCGTGGCGGCGACAGTTGTCGTTAAGATCTACAACACACCACGGCTGAAGGACAAACATGTACTGCGCCTCGTTAACCAGGATCGCAATCTGCTTTCCTGTTGCCTTATCTTTCGCCCGGAAATAACTTACCCTGATTTTCATTTTTAATTACCTCAATCAACATTTCTTCTTCCAGGTTAGCCGGACGTTTACGAAATATCCCGGCAAAAACCAGATCGTCGAGTAGGTCTTTACGCTTAAATAACCACTCCTTCATTACCATCCCGTCGTCGCTGCGATATACAACGCCGTTTTTCAAAAAATAAAAAGTGTGGGTATTCGTCTGAAGGTATAGATCTTCGTAAACGTCCATGATATTAACCCTCGACCACTTGCAGCCCGCGCCCCTTGTCGCCAACGAAGTCACCCAGGCTGAACGTATACGACCACGCCGGATTGATGTAATGATCATCAGCGCCAGCGGCGATTAAATCAGCACCGTTAATCATGCAAGTGACATCATCGCTATGAACGACATTAACGACCTTACCAACAACCTGTTTCAATGACGGATAACCGTGATCGTGCAAGAATTTGACTTTCATCTTTACCCCTTATAAGTAACAGCATCAGAGATCAACAACACCGCCAACATCTCACCGTCATGTAACGGATCTGGAATACCAAAAAATATATCGCTTTTACTGTCAGGCACTACTACGCGCATATTGCCTTGTTTATCTTCATGTACGAACCACGGCTTTTCGTGTGGCTCAAACATTCCAAAAAGCAATTTAAGATCTATCTCTTCACCCTTCGTGAATAACGATACATCCGTTGTAGCGATAACTAACGCTTTCTGATCTGCTGTTTTCTTTGTTCTCATTCTTCTGTCCCCCAGCGCTCAATGCTGATTAAAAAGTCCCGGATAGCGTGGCGCTCGTAGCGCGTTGGTTTACGCTTGCGGTATATTTTGAAATCGAACCATTCTTTTTCCTGCTCGAAATCCAGATCGTAAGCAAGCGCCTCAATGTATCCGCATTCGTGATACTGGTATGCAACGCCAGCACGAACAAAAAAGCGGGTTTTATCCCGCTTGTGCTCATAGATACGCATATTTACCCCGTTATGCAGTTGTGTAGCTGTCAACCAGCTTTTCATCTTTCATTCTGGCAAGCTGGTCGATGTTCATCGTGTAGCCGCCATCGGAGAAAAGCAATTCCGCCGCTGCGCGACGAAAAGCAATATCATCGTGGTTGCGTGTCCATGTAGCGATCACAACGCGTTTCCCGTTAGTGGCGAACATAGACAATTCATTATCAACTACGTCGATAGCCTGCCAGATTTTTAGCTCCATGATTTATCCCCGTAGATCTTGAATAGTTCACACGCTTCCTGATTTTCAAATATATTCATATGCAGGTCACGCAGGCGGCGCATTGTGCGGAATCGCGGCCTGAACTCCTGGCTACGTTTAATATATTTGCCGCCAATTGAATAAATATGCCCGTATGCGTACCATCTGTTACCTACCCATATGTCATATTCTTTGCCTTCGTAATTAAATTTTATCGTTAGCTCGCCGACTTCAACTATTAACCCTTTATCAATGATGTCATTAAGCATTTCGTCCCATTCTTTGAGGAATGGTTGTTGATAAAAACCAAAAAGCGTATTTGCAGCATGGCAAAGATAATCAATGATTATTTGCATATTATCACCACATCATATAGTAAACGTTATCATCTGCTAATTCGTCTGCGTCTCTTTGACAGTCGATTGTCGCATCATCTTCGTGCCATTCTTTAGCAAATAAACGCGCCCATTTACGACGCTCACGTTTATTGTGCTGCAGGTCACTAAAAACCATTAAAGCCTTGTCGTAAGCTCTTACCAGGCGTTTCATTCTACTTTTCATTTTTCACCCTTCCTTAATTCCTTAATTTCAATATTGCGTAACCGGACGTCGCACGGCGTTTCAGATTTACCAGTAAGCGCCAGCGTCAGGTTTTCAGGTGTCGTGTAAAGAATTATCTCTTTACCAGTGCTAAATTTAATTTCTATGCGGATCTCGTTTTCATCACCGCACAATACGCGGCTAATTGACAGGCCAGCTTTTTTCATTGCTCAACAAACCTTAAAATCTGTATTGCCAGTAAATATCACACTTTATTGCGAATACCTTCACCGGATCAGGGCCGAATAGTGGATGTTGAATCAACTTGATTTCGTACCCCATGTAAGGCAATACGATAATCCGGTCTTTCTCATCATCCGATGGATAACCCCATTTAATGATTAATCTTGTGTACTCCCGCCCCTCCAGGCGTTTACGCCAGTATTCATTGTAAAGCCGGTATTCTTCCACCTTCTTTCCCGCCCGGATGGCGTGGAAGTATTCACCTTTTAAATTCAAATGTAAGTGTTTATTTGCCATCGCTATGATCCTGTAAACAGTCGTTATAGCCTTCGATGTATCCGGTTAATCCTGTGTTACTTACTGACCAATCAGCCGAACGGCGCTTGATGGCCTTGTCCATAGTCATCTCGTCACCTGGCCCGCCTGGCTCGATGTATTTTCTTAAATCCCTTACTATCCTCGCCCTTAATTGTTGCGTATCACTGTACACACGCGCCGTTAATGTCAGATTATTAACCAGCTTTGCGAATAGATGTTCTTTTAATTTAGGCTTCATCCTTCACCTCGCGACGATAGATTTCTACTGGCTTAACCGGAATAGCGTTAAAATCCCCTTCATCCAGTGCGGCAATAAACGTTAGCGCCAACCGTGCTTCAACACCGCTTAAATACTTGCACCATGCATCACCGTTATAATCTTCAAAAAGAATAATCACTTTTTTTCATGTTTATCTCTTGTTGTTTCATTATTCACCCCGTGTCACTCGTTTAATTTCGTTATCAGCCCGCGCCTCTTCTTTGAACAATTCAGTAATGGCGTCTTCATAGAAAGCACGGTATTTCTTCCACCACGTTGATCGGCTTACCGGAAATACAAGCTGATTAACCGCACGCCGGACAAGATCTACAGGGAAACGCGAGTACCCGCGCCCGCCGCAATGCTGGCACGTTTTGAACACTGGCATTTCCGCTGCTTCACTGGCTGCTTTATCCGGTATCTCGCCGCGCCCTTTGCATCGTTTACAATGATTGAGAACTTTTCCATGCCCCTTGCATTTTTTGCAAAGGTGTTTTTCTCCGTAGTCGTCAAACGTAAATTTATATCCGCCGCAATCCATACAAGTTTTTTCTGTCGCGGCACTCTGGCAGTAATCCCGAAACGCGAAAACGGCAACAAGAATAATAAGATCATTGCGTTTGTCCTCGTCCAGCTCCATGACGTATTCGTAATCTTTTGCCATAGCTCTTAAACGCTCTGTAAGCAAAACTACGGCCCTGTGTTTTTCGGCTTGCGATAGTTCCATCTTCCCTAAAAAAGCGCTATAACCAAGCTCTACGCGCGATTGCGCCATACCTGCTGCGGTTAGTGCATCAGTAGTATTAAGCGAGTCTGGGGACGTGCCCCGGCTTTCATCTGACAAACGCGGTGATTTTGGGAGGTGGAATTTAAGAATAGATTCCAAATTCATTATTTACCCCCGTAACGTGCAACCAGTCTTTTGCGATCAGATATTGATTGCACTAGCTTTCTTTCAAGCTCTTTAAGCGCAAGCAATTCTCGCATGTGGAAAACATGTATTTGTCGTACAGTTTCCAAATCATGCTCGTCGCGCTGAATATCTATTTGCAGATCTTTAATTTCGTTTTTCATTGTTACCACCACATATTAGTCAAGTATTCGTTAATATCCGGTAACAGGTCGCCGCGTTCGCGTACCTTGATAAACAATCGCCCTCTTTTTACCTTCCGGCAGCGGACAAATTTCATTGCGTCAACCTGGCTATCATCAGCCCAAAAACCGGAATAAGTTATAGCGTCAAATAATGCCTTCCCTACATTGTCAATATCGCGGCGTCTGTTATCTGGCGGTGCAATATACACCGTTATTGATAGCCTACACTTAAGATTAATTTTCAGATTAAGCAGTTTTATAATGTCTTTTACCTGCTCCCTGTATTCCTTACCTTCCTTGCTTATATAGTGGAAACCGCGCGAATGCCGGTAATATTTATTGTTCGATGGCGGGTAAGGCAGGCTAAAAGTATATTCATTCATGCTGCCTTTCTCCTTAAGGCGTCCAATTTCGCCTGGTAAACTTTAATGATCTCCTTGCATTCTTCGATCGTCCATTTATGCGTATCGTTGTTGTTCTCCAGAGCTACCACCCTGGCGAGGCCAATTTTTCGAATCAGCGCCGGGCGATACCCTCCGATGTTGCCGTCTAGTATCTGGTTGCAGTGCCTACATTGCTTGTGGGCGTTATCTTCATTGAAGCGAAGGTGTCCGGCGGCGGCTACAGTCCTATAATGGCCCGCATCGTATCCGCATTGCTCACCGTAATAAGTCCCGCAGGATATACACGGCAAACTCGCGTCACGCTCTCGGATATAGGCATTAAATACAGCTTGTGCCTGCTTTAACCAATAACTACGCGGATTTAACTGCCTCCGCTTCCGGTTGCGTTCTTCACGCTGGCTATCACGGCGTTTCTTCCGTTCCATAGCCTTCATAGCCTTCTCACGGTCGCGGCATAGCTGATCAAACTTCAGCTCTTCCAGACACTCATCACTGCACCACGTTTGATTGTGATATTTAGGCTCAAAAAAAACGCCGCAGCATTTGCAACGGCGTCTTATTGGTTTTTTAGGGTTCTGCATAAAAACCACCCCGATTATTTTTGATTCTCTGTTTCGTTCAGCCTTTCGGCGTGTCCGGCCCTTAGCGAGTGATCTACACATTCGTTGCACTCGTTACATTCTCCTTTTTTCGTGCTGCATACATTGCACATTGCACGCATGACGCTTTCTCGTTCATAGTCGTCATGCCATTGGTAATCATCAAAAGACATAATGCTCTCTCCTTTTCAGGTGATTTCTACGCATTTCAGCGCTGCCGGATTTTTAAAGAGCATTTTGTTTGCTTGAAGTATACAAAATGGATACCCCAAACAAGGCAAAAAGCGCCATTATGTGATCCGCATCACGCAATGACGCCATTTTGTAAATTTCAGTCCGGTAAAACGCGGTTAAGCGTAGTACGATTGATGGCCCAGTCGTTAGCCAGGAATACAGCACGGGCAAAGCCGCGCGGCGTTAGTGAGCGGATCATCTTAGTGCGTTTCGACTTTCCTCCTAACTTAGCGTGCTGTTTGCTGTCTTCCCATTCATCCGGCATAGGTACAGGCCGGAATAGCGGCTGCTTAAATCCATTCCCGCACCAGATACAAGTTTTCTTCGTGTAGGCGTCGCGGTCGGCGATGTATTCCGGGAAAGCTGGATGCTTATCATCTTCCGGCAGGTAGCCACCGTAAGCGCACGGATTAAAGATAAAATCCGGTTTACGCCATAACGTTGACAGTGCGCCCACCGGATTTTCCACCATCCACGGGACGTGGTACATATCAGCAAGCGTTTCTACCAGTTTTGCGTTGTATGCCGCCTTCTGCTGGAAGTAAGGATCTTTTTTCCGCTTATCAGCAAACCAGCGAGCGCCGGACACCGCAAGATCGTCGCACGGAGGAAAGCCCAGGATAATGTCAGGATCTGGATAAACAGACAATTCAGGGGAGAACATTGCCAGGAAATGGCTGTCAATCCATACGTTGACATACTCAATGTTCGGATGAATGATTTTGACGCCTTCATAATCGCCGTGATTAGCGCCATCATAGTTGAAGCAATAGCATTTATAACCAGCGTCGGCCCAATCTTTAACGGCGTATCCGCTGCCGTCGTACAGCGACCACACCACCCAATTTCTAAGCCCACTCATTTCCTACCCTCGAACGTAAAGTAGCGGCGCATGATGATAGTGATCACCGTTACCGCCGCCATTTTTGAGATGAATTGCATAGCTGATATTTCCGGCATGAATGCCATAAACGATAGCGTGGGAAAAATTAACGCATCGCCAATGGCGGACGCTATATTTGCAGGCCAGCGTTTAGAATCGAAATCACCAGGTAAAACCCGGTAAACGCCGCCAGAAATAAGCGCACCGGAAACAACCGCGACGAATGACGCGATCGCCACCATTCCGGCGTCGTAATTTATCAGCACCGTGATTGCGCCAGCGGCGGCGCATGTTGTAGCCGACCATTTAAGGCCGCCGCCATATAACAGAAAATCACGAATCATCATATTGACACACACGGCGGCTACCGTGGTGATCGGAATTACCCACGGGCCACAGTGGTTAACAATAAGATTGATGATAACGAAAACGGCGACATAAACGCAGGCTAATAACCTGTCAATTGCCACCATCTTCATTTAGCTCTCCCTCCCGATCCGCTAATATCTGTTCGGCCTTAAGCGCGTTATAAGCAATAAGGTCTATAAGAGTGTCGAGCGGATCAGTTCCATTAGCGAGAATAGCCCCTAAACGCGCTTCCTTGAGGCAAATCATTAGATCCCATACATCAAGTGGGGTTAAATTTGCATTCATCTTAGCGTTGAAAATAGCCGCTATTTTTGGCGCTGATTTTTCTTCTTTTCGATCGTATCCGTTTTCCTCCCCTCTTGCCTCGATAGTTTCAGCCGCAAGTCTCAGCAATTCAGCCGCTTTATTCATTTTCTGCACCTCTTGCATATAGCTCTTTACGTGTTATCTGCGTGAAAATACATTCATGTCTGCATCGTGGATGCCAGATCAGGAACAAGCTCCCCTTATTGTTCCCGCTTACTGGTTTCCCTGTTGCAGCATTGATAAACGCCAGACGCCCGCGCGTGATTAATCGGCATTCGTTTGCCGTCTCCACGCCGTTCATAAACCAGCTAACAGAAATGTCAGCGGGCAATAGCATTACACAGCCAATATGATTTCGTTGATGTTCAAGCGCCGCCTTATCAACGAATGGCCCAGGATTAGAATATGGTGGATTAAGCCAAACATACTCACCAGGCATTGCCACCGCTCCCCACGGATAATGCAACGTGTCCATTTCTTCGGTTATATATCGCGGAACTAGCGCGTTTGCTTTGTTTGCCGCCACGTCCGCGACAAATTCAAATTCGCGGTCCATTCCTCTGAAAACTGGTTTAGGCGTCTGCCATAGATCTTTAATTTCCTTTGGAGTGTGACTACCTCCAAAATCATTTTTCATCATGACCCCCATCAGAAATAATCCTGATCAGTACCCCACCGATTATTTAGATACCCAACCAACCACACAAAACGCTCAATGCTGATTAGTGGGGCAACCTTGCGATAATGCTTCTCTAATATCAGCCGCGTGGCTTTATCGCTGTAGCCGTTCTTCTCTACCTCCGCTTTGCAGGCCGAAAGCGCGGCGCGGGCGGCAGTCTTTACGGCGTTAAATTGCGGCTCTGACATATTGAATAAAGCCATAGGATCACCATTCATCCTAATCACGCGAAACAGTAAAGCAAAAACCGATGAATGCGCTACCAGCCAATAAAGCGCGTACAGTAAAAAGAATGCTTTCAATGTCGTTAAATTCAGGTACTGACCATGTAACAAAAATCATACCCAGCGTAAATATGACGATAGCGCCACTGAACACCAAAAAAACAAAAAGCGTAACCAAAAGCCACGCCTTTAACCAGTTTAAAAAGCTCTTAACCATTTTAAACCTCGTCTATTACACCGTCTTTCACCCGCTCTTTTATATCCCATACATGAGGTTTGCATATTTCCTGATAATAGTGATCAGGCCTGCTGCCGAAATACCATTTGCCTTCCATATAAAAGTAAACGCCCGAAAAGTTTCCGGGCGCTGCCTTTGTTGCTGCTTCTGGGATTTTCCACTCTTTATAGCGTTTATACTTCATACATTTTTACCGCCTGTTTTAGATCTTTTAATGTGCAAGGCATCAAGCGAAAATGCTGAACGCCTTTAATGATGCAGATTAGGTAAATGTCACCGATTGAGTTGTAGTAATAACATCCGCAATAACCGACACCAGCTAATTTGGCGTTGTCCGGTAACTTATATTCTCCAACGCATTTCATATATCACCTCATATGGTATTCAATAAACCATCTGATAAACAGGCATAAGGCAATAAAACCCCAGCAACAGCACATATAAAACAATGTGTCGTCCATAATTAAGCCTCAATAACACCGTAATCAAACGCACCTAAATACCGTTCGATGCTTACAACCTCAATACCATCAATGCACCGTTTCCACACAGACACCTGGCTTTCATTTCCCCGGAAGTGCATATTAGAAAGCACTTCATCGGCTGGATAGCTTTTCCCGGCGACGTAGGCATCATGGCCTACGCCACCCTCAACGCAATAAAGCATGTATTCGCGGGCCATCTTGTTTTCCTCCGTGCCGTAAACCTTTTGATTTCGGTTTACAAAACGGATACGCGATCACAACACAAAATGTATATTTATGTGATCGCAATCACGCTGTTAATGCAGTACACGTTTTTCCGGTTCAGGCATTGGCTGTGAGTTTTTCCGTGCATCATTAAGCACAGCTATAGCCGCCTGCACGCCGAAATCATTTGCACGCATATCAGTGCCAACCATTTCGCCGTAAAACAATGGCATAAGGTGTTTAACTTCTTCTTCTTCGTAACCGTCATCAACGAACTTCTCTAGCAATTTAACTTCAAACAGTTTTTTCATCATGTCACGCATAGTATGCAGTGCAATGCTACCCATATGATTTTCATCCAGCGGGAAGATAACAGCACTTCCGAACGCCATCGGGTCAATCTCTTCCGGCACTGGCACTCGACCAAAATCCTCTTCCATGCGTTTTACGAAAGTAAGGCAGAAGACATAACGAGCTACAACCGTTTTTTCTTCAGCGTTTAAAGAAACATAATCGCGGATCGACGCGTCCATCACAATATCAACGATCTGCATAGCCAGGTTTAAATCAGCGTCATACGCGCCAGCTTCCATATCTTTTAATACTTCGTGATAATCCTTCGTTTCCACTTCATGAACACTTGCGTCTTCAGTGTAGCGAGTGATTAACATGCCATTGCCGCCAAGTGAATAAGCTGTTTTGATGTCGTTCATGATGTTCATCCTTTTATAGTGGGTGATGCCATTTCATTTCAGTTTCTGGGTTGAACGGGTTTCCTTCACTTGAAAGGAATAAATCACGCGCCCGTTTTAGCTCTTCCTGGCCTATTTCTATTTCATCAATCTGACCGAACGATCCAGGCATCATCCGTTTTAAATCAGATAGCGGGCGCATAAGGCCGCAACCGCGCAACAACATGTCTAACGCGAACTGTCGCCGCCCTGCTGCATCATTAAAGCGACGCGCCCACGGTACACACACGATCCGGCGTTCGAACTCAATAAATAGTGATAGCTTATTTGTTTCGCTATCATAGGCCTTATGTAATTTAATTTTCATTTAACACCTCAACATATTGTTCAAGATGCCATTTACCCACCTCGTCGTCTTCTTCATCAAATAATGTTACTTGACCCCCTGACCCGAAAGAAAAGGCAGCGACAATAAATTTATAGCCATACCACGTGCGGATCTTTTCGCCGCCTTTCAGGTCTTTAACTTTCACTAATTTTATAGCCATACGCCAAACATCCCATTCAGTCCGGCGAACAATTTCCGCCAGTGGTTTTCAACATAAGCACGGAACGGCTTAACGCGAACATTGTGGGCCTTTAGTTCAATCTCATCAAAGTAGCGCGGTTCTATGATTGTTCCGTCCAGGTATTTAACCACTAGCGGGCGCTCGAGATCGTTATATATCTTATTCAGTACAACCAGGCCAGGGTCATCACGATATTCAGGCAACACAACAAGATCACCAGCCTTTGCATCCCATGTTTTCATCACGGCAACCCTCTAAAAATAAAGCTAACCAACGCAGCAAATGCGCCACAAGAAACAACCACAAACAGGAAGCAAATAATGCAAAACGCGACAGTCACAATATCCTTACCGACTTTCATGATTGGCCTCACATGTTAGTAATGAGTTTAATGATCGCTACCGTGATATAAAGAGATACACTGAGATACAGCACGGCGATAGATAAAGCCGCAAGCAATGCGGCAATTTTTGCAAAGCTCATTTGCCACCCTCCGCAATTAACTTATCAAGCCATTTGTTATTAGCCAGCCGTTCGGCATCTTCGCCGAATGATTTACGGTCGCTTAATTCCTGGCGAGTAGGCTTAGGCCATTTATCGTGCCACCCTGCAGACGTTTCGAACTCATACAGGCCGCCGTCAAAACAAATAAGCTCATCACAACCGTCAGGAATTTCCTTGTCTACTTCTTTTTCTTCAATCATGATAACACCTCATTAATCGTTAATGACCTGGCCCATACGCCCGCGATATTTGCGCATACGTGGATCGACATATTCAGGCCAGTGCATATCCGGTTTTCTTTGCAGCGGATAAAAACTTGCCTGCCAGTTGTCGAACCATATTTGTTTTGCGTACAGGTCACTAAATCTTTTTGCCATCCGTTCCGCTGCCGTGCCGCATAAAAAAAGCCCGCGATCGATTTGATCACAGGCTTCTTTTAATACTTGCTCTTTTGTTCGTGGCGGTGGTGGCGGTTTTAGATAATCAACCATCGCTAACCTATTGGATCAAAACGGGATATCGTCATCAAAGTCCATCGGCGGATTATTCCCGTTATTATTCTGCTGCTGCGGAGGCGCTTTCTGCTGCTGGCCTTGTTGGTTAACGTTCATGAATTCAAATTCGTTAACCGCCACTTCTACCGCCGTTCCCTTCGTGCCGTCGTTCCGGTCATATTGCCGAACATCCAGGCGACCGCTTACCACTATTTTTCCACCCTTGCGGATATGTGGCGCTAATTTTTCCGCACGCTCACCAAATACCAGGCAAGTGACCCACATTGTCCGCTTATTATCGCCGTAGCCATTCGTTACAGCTAACGGAAAACTACCAATCGCTTTCCCGTTTTGTGTGTAGCGAACCTCCATATCATTACCGATATTCCCGCCCAGCGTGATTGAATTTAAACTCATTAACCCATCTCCCCGTTAAGCTCTGCTACCCGGATGTCATAAACATCTTTTGCCTTGATTCGATGTTCCGATCCTTCCGGTAGTAATTTCCAGCATTTGCCAAATATTTCACGCAGCTTGTTAGCGTCCTGCGCTTTCGCTGCTGCATCACAGAAACGTGCTAATACTTCATCAGGATTTGGCGGCGCTTTCTGCTGCTGTGGTTGTTGTTTTGGTGGGTTTTTCTGCTGGCGAGGCTGCTGGCCTGTCTGCTTAGCGTATGCGTCAGTATCAGGATCTCGCGCATCATCAATGCAGAATAAACCGTTCAAAGCATATTTTCGCGCGTAACTTGATGTCGCACCTGTTAGCTGGCTTGCGTCCATTCCCTTCTTGCTTTCTTCTTCCCTGGCGTAAGCCGTTACCGCTATTTCGTCTTCACCGTCGCTTAGCGTCGCCGTAGCTTTCACATAATAGCGATTGCCGATCAGGACAATTTCATCGCTTACAGTCAGCGTAATACTTTGAAGCAGTGGTTTAACCGCCTCTAAAATATCCTCCGCCGACCTGTAATTATATCCACCAAAATTATTACGCTGATTTTTCGGCGCGTTCAGCGTTTGCTGAATCGTCCATAGCTTTTTATGTAACTCTGTTTTCACCATTTAATCTCCCGTGCTGTTAACACTATGTATAAGGCTTTATTCGCGGCGCTCCACATTTCGGCATCGTGAAGCATTTCCGCTACTGCCAGTTTGAATTGAAGCGCCTGAATAACCATAATGTCACCTCCGGATGTTTACATTTTGTATTAATGGTAGCGGACTTTATCCAGGGGTTTTTCCCCTAAATGGCGTGGTTGCGTTGCGTGGTAGTAGCTGCCGCTTTCATTTTCCGTATACCATTTTACTGATCCTTTGCGACGTTCTTTAATGCTATTTGGTTTGCATCTTTCCTCGTTTGCAAATCGAATAGCTTTATCCACATTGTCTGTTTTATTGATTGCAGGTGATGATTTTCTTTCGTTTTCTCTTTTTATCCTTCTGCGTTCCCTGGCATTCATTTTGCTATCACATTTACCATATATAATTGTAACGCTCATAATCTGATCTCCGTATATCCTTGATGATACTTAATAAAAAATCATCTTCGTTAATTGCCGCACTTCCAGCGGCTGACCAGATTGTTAATGAGCGGCTTAACATCTTTCAACTAATCCCGCAATCATCGCCGTTCCCGGCGTGACCTTGCTCACTCCAAGCAAGCTGACTCGTCGCCTTGCGTGCGGTTTCGTGGGGGATGTAACGCTTTAAACACCCCATGCGCCTTGTTATCAGTGCCGCTTTCGGTCCCCCATCGGGGAGTTACTCCACGGTTGACAAGGTGTTAAGCCTGATTTTTAAAGTGCCAGGAAGTTGCTTTTGTTACCTGCGCCCTTCCTTTGACTCGCAATATACGCCCCGTAAAACATCGAGTCAATCCATTTTGTATACTTTTTTAAAATATTTTATATGCCATTGATATTTAAATAATAAATAACGTTTCCTGTTTACGTTTTGGTGTTTTCCAGGCAAAGAAAAGCCGCCATTCGGCGGCTAATGTTTATGGCAGGTTTACGATCTTCGCATCAACCACCACGCCTATAATTTTTGATTCTGGATTCATAGGGATTGGCGGATACAGCGGATTGAGCGAACGTAAAAGCCTTTGACCTCCATCAATAATCAACTGTTTAAACGTCGGTATCTGCCCTTCCTCAAGCTGGGCTATAACCAGTTTGCCGTCAATAGCTGGCGCGTGCGGGTCCACAAGTATCATCGTCCCCGCCGGGATGCTCAACCCCTGCGGCGCGTTCATTGATTCACCTTTGGCAACCAGCCAGTAACTGTCATCTGAACAAATAACGCTAGTCGTAACGTGTCGTAATGCTGAACGCCTTGCGTCATCCATATTGTTTACTGTGTCCTTCCAGTCAATAACCGGGTAACTACCTAAATCACGCGGCGGCACGGCCTGAAGTGTATTAGAAACAGAATCATCAATGACCATACCATCATGTGTAACAGTGAACTGCCGACGACCAAGCTCTCGCATAATCCGCGCAATATCTTCAAGATTTGGCTCGCGGCGACCGTTCAGCCAGTGTGACAGGCCGCCTTTAGTTATCCCCATGCGATCCGCTAGTGAATCCTGGCTCATGCCCTGCGCCCGCATGAGCTGCTTTGCTAAGTCATACCATTTTGTTTTCATGTCGCTACCCTATAACCTCAAAAAGTTTGATGCAAGTCACAAAACGTGTATTTTAAGCCTTGATCTTAAAATTCCATTTTGTAAACTTGCAGACAAGGTAAGGCCATACTTGCAAAGACGCAAGGAAAAAGATAACGGAAGGCACAAAAAGGCACTTACCTTAAGCTCTTTAAAAATCCGGTGTCGCTGCGAAGCGAAAAACAAATATCACGCAACGGCGGGATCTGTTGAGCGGTCAGTCACTGCTATCTAATGCTAATGGGATGCCCGCCCGCGCGTTCACTCTAACCATAGGAGAAAACACGATGAGTATGCACATGATGAATGAAGTATGGAACGTAAAACTTAACAGCCCGATTCAAAAACTTGTCTTAATGGCTCTGGCTGAAAAGGCAGATAACAAAGGACGGGTACATGATGCATCACGCAAAGAAGTAGCCGCAATGTGTGAACTTCCTGTTCATACGGTACATGATGCCTTCGCCGCGTTAATGGATAAAGGATTTGTTTGTCGTCTTGATGCATTCAGTGATGTCTATGTAGTGATGTTGCCGGAGGGATGATCTATGAAGTGGTTTAAGCATGACAGCGATGCGAACCGCGATGAAAAACTTCAAAACGTTTTGTTAGATTATGGCCTGGAAGGGTACGGGCTTTATTGGTATTGCCTAGAACTAATAACTTATGACGTAGATCAGCACAATCTAACTTTTGACCTACGACATGACGCAAGAATAATTGCGCGAAACGTCGGATCTACTGAAAAACGTATAGAAGAAATGATGAAATACTTCATCGAAATTGGTTTGTTTGAATGTTCTCAAGGCCACATAACTTGTTTAAAGTTATTGAAAAGGCTGGACCAATCAATGACTTCTAAAAGCGCTTACAGGGCCGCCATAAACACAGCGAAGGAGCAATTAAAATTAGAAAAGTTAATCAATCCAACACAAAAAGGTCATGATAGGGTCATGACCGGGTCAGGAAAGGGTCATGAATTAGAATTAGAAGTAGAAAAAGAAAGAGAAAAAGATATATACACTTCGTGTATTGTCGAAAATGAACAAAAAATGGTCAATCAGGATGGCGTAAACGAAGCGGCATTGCGTTGCCTTGCCTTCTACAACGACAAGGCAGGATGCAAATGTCGTGATGCTAAGCCATTCGTAGAACTACTGACAGAAACAAAAACACGTAAAGCGTATACGGAGAATGAGATCACGTTAGTAATTGAGTGGGCTTTAACCCAATGGCGTAGCCGTGGTGGAGTACCTAAGCCTATCAACATTTGCCGGGTAACTAAGTTTGATGGGTATTTGGCTGATGCTGAACAATGGCGCAAGCTATCAGTTACTGTAAACGCTGCCGACGTGGTGGAAGCATTTAACAGCACGTTTGACGGCCTGTTACCACCTGCCGAACTGGATCGGGATCTTGAACGCAAGATCTATGCGTTCACTGACTACCTGAAAGACAAAAGCATTAACGGCTTTGTCGCCTACTTCGAAACGTTCAAAAACACGGCTTCAGATTTTTACTTCGGCAATGGCTTCACTGCGACACTTGATTTCCTGCTTAAACCAAAAACGCTACGTGATACTCGCGCGGGCGCTCTTTGACCAACAACGATCCGCAAAAATCCAAAATTACCCACAAAACAATCTCACCAGCGAGCTAAATCGCATTGGGTGCTACACTTGCTTACCTTTTTGCGATTAGCTCGTCAGAGAACTATTCAGAGAGGATTTTAAAATGGACGGTAAACGCATGTTCGCCCTGGCTTTTGCCATCGCTGCGGCTATCGCAGTTAACGTCGCCTTGTTCGGCGGTTTGTTCCTTCTAGTCAATCCATAACCTACCTACCAGTCTGTAAATCGAAAATTAGCCACCTGATAGCGCCTCTGACGCAATAAGACACTGCAACCTGTGCAAATGGGTTACGCGGTGGAATTTTGCGTTGTAGCGCGTCTGAGGTGTTTTAAGGAGTTGGATCGATGTGTAAGTTAACACATGAGGAACATGTTGCCGCTATTGCGAAAGTTAATCCTGATGTTGAAGTGCTGGGGAAAATTATTAATAGCAAAACAAAAGTATTATGCCGCTGCAGAGTTTGCGATCATGAGTGGTCGCCTAGACCTACCGACCTAAAATACGGGAAAGGCTGCCCGAAATGTTCTGGTCACACAAAGTTGTCGCATGAAGAACATGTTAAGGCTATTGCGAAAGTTAATCCTGATGTTGAAGTGCTGGGAGAAATAACGAACGTCGATATAAAAGTATTATGCCGCTGCAAAGTTTGTAATCATGAGTGGTTGCCGCGGCCTAGCTTTCTTAAACGGGGGAGTGGCTGCCCGAAATGTCGCGGTGGTAGTGATAGACTGTCACACGAGGAACAAGTCACGGATATTGCTAAGGTTAATCATGATATTGAAGTACTAGGGAGAATTACAGGCAGCCTGAAAAAAGTATTGTGCCGCTGCAAAGTTTGTGGCCATAAAAGGATGTGTACACCCCACAACCTTAAGCGCGGCGACGGCTGTCCAAAATGCGCAAAATACGGCTTTCTTCGTCATGAGCGCGGTAAACTTTACATCATGACTGACGATCTGGAAGTGCCTACACAAATGAAAATTGGTGTAAGCGTTAAGGAGAACGAGCGAAGAAATGAAATATTAAAAAGCGCACATAAAGCAGGTGTTAGAATTCCTGATTTGCATATCGTGAAAACGTTAGAAGGGCCAACTGAAAATATCCATGAATTAGAAAGCACGATGCATAAGGCTTTTAGCAATTATAAAATTAACTTCCCTGTAAAATTTGATGGTAGTAATGAGTTTTTCTATTACAGGCCGGAAGTATTCGACATGGTAGAAGAAGCATATAAAGAGATTGTTTGCTGTCAATGAATATACAAAATGTATACCGGAGGATATAACATTATGTGTCAAAGAAAGATTAGTGATGAACAGCTAATCACTGAACATAACAACGGTCTAACGTATAAACAGATCGCCGAAAAGTACGGAATGGCAAAACGCAACGTCGAACGGCTGGGCGCACGGTTGGCGAAACGCGGTTTAATATCCACGCGCCGCGCTCCTGGTTTTGGCGTCAATGCTGAGTCATTGCTCGTCGATAAGGATGGCAATGTGATTATGCGCTGGATTAAAACAGCCCGTGACCGCGATGAAATGGAAATGCTAATGCAATCGGCTTGTGATGCTTTCACGGAAGAGATACCACGCGCGGAGGCCGTGCCAGTGCCGGAAATTGATTTTCAAAAAAGCCTGGCCCTTTATCCGGTATTCGATCTGCATATCGGGGCGCTTGCTCATAAAGCTGAATGCGGTGAGAGCTACGACACCGGGATCGCTGAACGCGTGCTAAATGACTTCTTCGACTACGCGGTAGGCGCTGCGCCAATGTCTGAAAAGGCTGTTTTGCTTCTCGGCGGTGATGTGCTTCACACTGACGGCCTGTTACCAGTGACGCCATCAAGTAATCACGTTTTAGATTGTGATTCACGCTACGCAAAACTGGTTTATGTGGCGATCCGGTCGGTCCGGCGTGCGGTCGGGAAGATGTTACTAAATCATAAGGATGTCGAGATCCAGGTATTATCCGGTAATCACGACCAATCAGGTATGATTTGGCTACGTGCTGCGCTGGCGGCTTTTTACGAAGATGAACCGCGTGTGACGGTTGATGTGTCACCTGCTATCGTCCATCACACACAGTACGGCAAAACATTTCTTGCTTACCACCACGGGCACACTATCAAAAAGCCAGAAAATTTACTTTCTGCCTGCGTTTCTGACTGGCGGGAGGATTTCGGCAAGTCGTCGTCTGTTTACGCTCATTGTGGACACTGGCATCACCAACGGCTGATTGAATCATCGTTGGGCGTTGTTGAGTACCACGGCACGTTAGCTGGCAAAGACGCTTATTCAACGAATGGCGGCTGGCGGTCGCGGCGGCTGGCTGCGGTAATAATTTACAGTCCTGATCATGGGGAAATCGGGCGCTTTGTTTATTACCCTGAATATTCCATTTTGTAAACCGGAGGCGATGCCATAATGATAACCGAACAAGTAAACTCATTGCGGCAAGAAAGAGAATCAGCGGTTATCGGTGGCCTGCTGTTAGGTGGGCTTACTCCTAACGCGCAAGATGTTCTCGCTACGCTTGATCCTGAAGTGTTCACTATTCCGCTGTATAAGCGGGCTTTTGAAATTATCCGGGCGCAAGCCAGAAACAGAAATCTTATCGACGCCTTGCTGGTTGGTGATGAGATTGGCAACGAAAATTTTGTACCGCTGATGCAAACGGCGCGATCGTGTCCTTCTGCTGCCAATCTGAAAGGATATGCGCGACTACTACAGGAAGAACACCAGCGGCGGCAAATGCTGGAACTAATGGAAGACATTCGCTACAAACTGGAAACGGGGACGCTTGAAGTCGTCAGGGAGACGATGAAAGATTTTGATTCCCGGTATTCAAAATTAAAGGTAACAAAAGATCAAATTATCCCGGTGCTGTTGCGCGATGCGGTCCAGGAATACACGGAAGTGTTAAGTAAACGCATGGAGTGTGGCGTGAACTCTGACAACATCAAAACAGGGATTGACCCACTCGACGAAATGTTAGGCGGCATTAACGCTACTGATCTGGTGCTTATCGCCGGACGCCCAGGGTCTGGTAAATCGGCGTTGGCGTTGGCAATTGCCCGCGCGGCGGCTGAACGTCCATACCCTGGCGGCGAAGGTCAGCGGGTCGGCGTTTTGCTGTTCACGCTTGAAATGTCGCTCGATCAGATGACTGAACGTGCTATCGCTGGCGCTGGGAACTTATCAACGGATTGCCTACGTAATCCGGTAAAACTGGATGACGAAGGTTGGGCGCACGTCGCCCAGGGAATGAGTGCCCTTGCCGATCTCGATGTGTGGATTGTTGACGCATCGCAGTTAACGGTTGAGGAAATACGCGCCACCGTCGAACGGATGAAACAGGACCATCCTAATCTTGGAATGGTGATGATTGACTACATCGGTTTAATGAAACTGGCTAAGGCCGAACGTCATGATCTCGCCGTAGGGCAATTGTCGTGGTCATTGAAAATGATGGCGAAAGAGTTGCGCGTGCCAGTGGCGGCACTGGCGCAATTATCCCGCCGCGTTGAGGAACGACCGAACAAGCGCCCGAACAATTCTGATCTGCGTGATTCCGGTAATCTTGAACAGGACGCAGACCGGATCATCATGGTCTACCGCGACGGCTACTACAACGAACAATCGGTTGCCCGCGAATATATGGAGATCATCGTTTCAAAAAACCGTCACGGGAAAACGGGGACTGTTTACCAGCGGTTTGACGATAACGGCAACATCATCCCATGCAACCAGGCCCGCGCGGCGTCCGCTTGCATTCAGTCAATGCAACAACGTCCGGCGGCAAGTCGATTCTCCCCACGAAACAGCCAGAGCAACGCATCTTTTTAATTAACTTGAGCAAACGGCTTACCGGAAAGTTGACCGCTTTCTAGTGGCTGTTTTCGCGCTTAAAACGAGGCGAAAAACAATGAGCATTGAACTTGAAGCAAAAATTATCAATATCCTTGAACTTGATGGCATCGACACAATGCACCAGTTACGCCAGAAAACAGGATTATCAGCGGAATATGACGAAGCTGGATGTTTGCCTGAGACAATTAAACACTTAATCGACACTGGCATTGTCGAGCGTGTATATACATATTTCGGACCTCGCCGCAGGTTGCTTGGCTATCGAATTAAATATTTGTATGCACAACGTCGCGATCGTGTGGCATCGTTATTTAGTGACTACAGCGTTAAAAAGCGTATGCGTGACATTAGCGCGGAAACTGGTATTCCGTGGAATTACCTGTCGCGCACGCTGCGTTTAATGGTACTGGATGAAACGCTTTGCATAGACACCAATAAGCACGGCCTTAATTTTTACTCACTGTTTAAACCTGGGCGCTTCGGTCACGCTAATGATCTCGCGTTTGATTTTGACAGCCGCCTGAATGAATACCGGAAAAATAACGGCCTGCTGCCGGATAAACCAGTATTTGAGATCGAAAAACTTAACGGTGAAACGGGGTTGGAATTATGATACGGGTAATCTTTTATTCAGTTGAAACGTTTGTTGACGATACGCGCGTTTATTATCCGTGGGAAGTATACGACGCAAAGGTGTATACACCGCCACTGATGCGGAAATATAAACACGTAAAATTTAACCGGGTTTTTGTACCAATGCGTGATGCACTGCGGGTGCTGCGCGGTGAATTACGAAACACAATGCGTATTGTGTGAGGGGCGATCATGAATAAGGAGTTAGATTTAACCATTGAAGACTTTAGCACTATTGCGGAATACATGCGCGGTGACGATCCTGATAAACCTGTTGTGGTTGATATGAGATACTTAAAAAGCGCTTTCATGACAAGCTCACGTCTAATTTCTTTGCAGGCGATCATGTATGCGCGGGCACAGTGGAAAAATAGTAACGATGTATCATGAGGCAAATAAGATTTGAGATAGTAAATGACGCCGTAAAAGAAAACGCTATCAGGCAGATAAGGGAGATACAGCCTGATAGCAAAAGCCCGCTGATAATCACCATCCAGGAGAAAACCCGCTCACTGAGTCAAAACGCGTTGCTTTGGGCGTTGCTGACAGACGTTAGCGATCAGGTTAACTGGTACGGCAGAAAGCTGTCACCTGAAGACTGGAAGGCGGTATTCACTGCCGGGCTTAAGAAATATGGCGTTGTCCCTAACCTGGACAAATCAGGCTTTGTTGTGCTGGGAACATCAACCAGCCGGATGAGTAAAGCGGAATTTAGCGAATTAATCGAACTGATCTACTCGTTCGGTGCTGAACATAATGTTCAATGGTCAGGTGATACGAAATTAAACGAGGAATTTATAAAACGCTGGGGGCAATAATGGCTAGTTATTACATGGCTAAACCTACAGGCATTTTGTATAAGGTTGATGGCGAATACGTTTATTACTTTCACAACCAGGCGCGTGAGTGGCGATTGTGTCACGCGCACTTTAAGCACGAAATAGAAAATCATCCTGAATATTTTATTAAGGTTGACAATGTAACAGTGGCGTAATTGAGGATAAACAAAATGAGTGAATCAAAAGCAATCGGTGTGATTAGCCATCGCACTAACCCTGAATGCTACCCATCGTTTGAAGTATCGACATGCAGGGAAGAATATAATTTTGGATCATGTTATTTGGTTGGTGTTCGCGCTGATCGCGACACTTATTCTGTTATGGCGGCAAGCTGGAAGTTTGATAAATATGCCAATTTATCTAATAAAGATGATGATGGCATGAATAAAGAAAGTGAAATCATTAACGAATTAATCGAAGATGAGCGGCATGATTGCGATACGCCAGAAGTTACGGAATGGATGGCAGGAGAAAAGCCTCCATGCGGAGTATGGCTTGAGCTTCTAGATCCTGTCGATGGTCGGAAATATGTTATTCTGAAATACAAGTATATAAGTGATCGCCTTGCTCTTTTTGTAGAAATGGATGCGCCTGATTTTGAACAAGCCGGGGAATGGAAGCATTTCGCTCATAAGTTGTATGTAGATCCGAAAGAAAAAACACTGGCTGAAATTGCGTTTGCACTTGCTACTAAGGTTATCGGCGAAGATGCTGCAAAAGAAATTGATTTTAACCGCGACAACGAATTTTCGTGCGATTATCGCAATATGGCGCAAGCTATTATAGACGGATGTATAGGACACGTTGAATATACGGGTGGTGAATAATGGATAAGATCGGGACAATACTTATTAATCGTGAGCAAGTGCAAAAAATGTTAGGCGGGCTTAGTAAGTCCGCCTTTTTTAAGCTCGTTAAAAAATGGAAAGATTCTGGAACTCCTTTTCCTGAACCTGTCAAGGGGATGCCAGCATTAAAGCGCGGCGGATCTCTTTACCGTTATCAGGACGTTATTTCATTTTGTAAATCAATGGGCTTCATGTAGTAATCAGCCAGTTTATTCATCGCCTCGATTTGTTCCCTCACATAGTCATACTGATCATATATAGCCATCATTCCCGCCAGTTTATGACCTAAAACCTTTTCGGCTACGTGTGGCGCAATGCCAAGCGCTGAAAGGTTTGTCCTTACAGTGCGGCGCAGATCGTGACATGACCACGGCTCGCCGCCCATCCTTAGCATTAAATCCCTTGCAGCTGTTTTCGGCACGCTCCTGTCTACCGCTTCATTCCTTCCAGAAAGCACGGGAACGAAGATAAAATTAAAGCCGTGCAAATCCATAGCCTCACGCAATAAATCAACGCTAACTGCGGATAAACCGCGTTTAAACTCGTTTCTGTTCTTACTCAATGCGCCAGGAACGGTCCACACACAATTATCAAGATCAAAATGCTCGCGTTTTGCGTTTGTTAGTTCGCTTGTTCTGCATCCGGTGAATATAATCAGCTTCATCAATATCTGATTTAGCCGCGCCATTTTTGAACTGTCTATAATGCTGATTAGATGGTGAATTTCTTGTATTGATAAAACTCGCTTCCTTTGCGCCGGGTTTTTCCCTACATCCTTCACGCGTAGCAACGATATGTCGTCACGCTCCACGCGGCGGCGGCGCATGGCATATTTTATAACCGCCTTCATCCTGTTTAAGACTATTCCGGCCTGAACGGGTGCGCCACCATTAGCAACCTTTCTAAAAATCCCCTCCCACATTATGGCGTCCATATCATCGACGATATAGCTACCGCATGGTCTGACAATATGCTTACTTAGCATCGCCTCGACTTGCTTATAGTTGACCATGTTTCTTGCCTGCGGTGATTCCATGTACTCCCTAACAATATCTTCAATCGTTGCCCGTGTAGTAACGCGGGACAAGTGCATTCTTTTTACGATCGATGGATCTCGCCCTGAGTTTAATACCTCCTTATGCTCCGCCACCGCCGCGCGGGCTTCTTTGAGTGTTATTTCTCCGTAAGTGCCAATCTTCATCCGTCGCGGCTTGCCGTTGAATCGGTAGCGATACTGAAAAGATATAACGCCGCGCGGGCTTATCCTGGCAGACAATCCGCCCGCGTCCGGGACTTCTTCCGGGCCGTCATATGGCTTGCCGTGGATGTTTCGTAATTTGGTATCTGTAAGCATAATTTGGTCACTATTTGGTACACACATTTTATGCAT